CCTGCTCTGCATGCTCACCGACAGCGAGAAGGTCCACATCGGCGACTCGCTCGTCTCGAAGATGAAGGAGATCGACATCGTCGAGGGCGACAAGCGCGCCGCGGTGGCCGAGCACAACGCGAAGCTCAAGGAGCTGCGCAAGGAGAAGGATCGGCTCTTCAAGGCCTACGACGTCGGCGCCGAGGAGCGCGAGGTCGCGTGCCGCGAGGAGCCGGGCGAGAACGGAACGATCCGCGTCTACCGTATCGACACGGGCGAGTGGCTTCAGGACCCGCGCGCGGGCGCCGAGAAGCAGCTCGAGATCCCGCTCGCGCGCCCCGGGAAGGCCTGCCAAGGCTGCGGCAACGTCGACGGCACGCACCACCCGTCGTGCGCTGCCTCCGAAGTGGTCGAGCCGGCGGCCGAGGTCGCGCCCTCCACGCCCGCGCCGAAGGTTGCGAAGCCCGACGAGCCGCGCGACCACGTCGGCGTCGGCCTCGACAAGTCCGAGTACCCGATCACCGCGAGCGAGCACCGCAAGGTGCAGAAGGGCAAGACGCTCGTGCTCGACGCCGAGCGATGCGGCACCGAGAGCGGCGTCGAGATCGTGCTCTCGCGCGCGCCGGCATCGGAGGAGCACCCCGCGACGGTCGAGGACGAGATCGGCCCTGACGAGGAGGCGCTCGCCGCGCTCGCCGACGAGCAGCTCGCGAACGGTGATGCGCCCGAGCTCGAGGTCGACGCAGCGCTCGCCGAGGGCAAGCCGCTCCCGAAGCCGAAGCGCGGGCGCCCCACGCGCAAGGCCGCTGCAGCCGAGGCGGAGTGATCGTGGCCGCCCCGAACACGGCCCGCACTGGAGAGGGCGCCGTCTGCCGCGACTGCGGCGGAGCGCTGGAGCCTCATGACCCGCCCGACGTGCACTCGGGCGCGATGACGTGCATCCGCGTGCTGCGGCAGGAAGTCGCCCGGCTCGGGCTCGTCGTCGACGCGGCGCGCGGCAAGGGCGCGCACGCCGAGACGATCGCGATCGAGGCGGAGACGGTCAGCGAACGGATCCGCACCGCGACCATGGGCAAAGGCGACTGGGACGGCGCAGAGTCGGAACTGCGGGGGCTCGACGCTGCGCTCGAGGCCTACCGCATCGACCACCCGAAGCCGGAGGGAGGCGAGTGACCGCTGCCCAGCGCGCGCTGCTTCCGCGGCACGACCTCGTCCCCGCGAGCCGCATCCTCGGGCTCGTCGGGGACGTCACCGAGGCGCCGGATGGAGACCCGCAGGCGTGGCTCTGGCGGAGCGACCAGCGCGCGCCGGCGCCGCGCGTGATCTCCGTCGACGTAGGCGCGGACGCTGCGATCGCCGTGATCGACGACGGCGGCGCGCACGTCCTCGGCTTTCGCTTCCCTCGCCTCGACGCCGACACGATGTACGGCTTCCGGGACGTCTGGAAGTGGCTGAACGCGCTGCCGGGCCCGACGCCCGCGCGCTCGCTCGTTGTCGTCGAGGACTCCTTTGCGGGTATGACCGGCCGCGCGAATCCGAAGGTGAAGGCGTCGCTCGACCGGCGGATCGGCGCGTTCGTGTGGACGCTCGCGGGGCTCGGGCCCGTGTGCCGCGTGCTCGCGGTGCAGTGGCAGTCCGACATGATCGGGCGCGCCACGCGCGATGCCGGGAAGCAGCGCTCGCTCGACGTGGCGCGCGCGCGCTTCCCCGGACTGGGCGTCGAGACGGACCACGAAGCAGACGCCGTCCTGCTCGGGCTTTGGGCTCGAGGCGGGCGGATGCCGAAGTCACACGCGACGAAATGAGTAGGAGCAAGACCATGCAGATCACGAGCTCAATCGACGTGACGCCGCGCTCGAAGCAGACGCCGAAGCACGACCCGCAGTACGCGGAGTTCATCGAGCGCATCGGTCGCCGATTCGCCCAAGCGCACGACATCAGCCCGATCTTCACGACGGACGCCGAGGGGTTGTGGGACGCCTACCTCGCTGCGTCCCCCGAGCACGACCGGCAGCACCGCAACTGCCACGCCTGCAGGCACTTCGTCGAGCGCTTCGGCGGCCTCGCCATCATCGGCGCCGAGGGGGCCATCGTCTCCGCGCTGTGGGCGCCTGGCGCTCCGGACGAGTACAGCGCCGCGTCCGACGAGCTCGCGCGAATCGTGGCGCGGGCGAACGTGACCGGCGTTTTCATCTCGAGCGACAAGACGCTCGGCACGCCGACGACGGGCCCGTGGTCGCACCTCTCGACGCCGAACCCGGCGCCGTACAAGGCGCGCGGGCTGCTGAACGCGTCGCAGGCTGCTGCGGCGAAGCTCGAGGAGCTCGGGATGCTCTCGCGCGGCCTCGCCGAGTTCCAGGTCGACGTCGTGCGCATGGCGCACTCGCACCTGACGAACGGCTCGCTCTTCCGGTCCGAGAAACACGTTGCGGCGGCGAAGTGGCTGCTCGACCTGCACGAGCGGCGTGCGTCGACGAAGAACGAGAAGGCGCGCGAGGCGATGACGTGGGTCGCCGTTGCCGACGCGCCGCCCGGCTGGTGCCACGTCCGCAGCGGCATGCTCGGCACGCTGCTCGAGGACATCGGCTCGGGCATGCCGTTCGAGACGTTGAAGCGCCGCTTCGACGAGAAGATGGACCCGCTCGCATACATGCGGCCGACCGCCGCTCCCGCCGCGGGGGCGATCGCCCAGGCCGAGAAGCTCGTCGACGCGCTCGGCATCACGCGCTCGCTGGAGCGTCGGTTCGCGCGCCTCGACGACGTGCAGAAACTCTGGACGCCGGCGCCACCGAAGACGCCCACCGCGCGCGCCGGCGGCGTCTTCGCGCACCTGAGCACGAAGACGCTCGGAGGCCCGCTGCTCTCGACGGCCGCGCCGGTTGTGATGACGTGGGAAAAGTTCGCGCGCACCGTGCTCCCGACCGCCGAGACGATCGAGTTCGTCGTGCCGATCGGGAGCGCCAACTTCTGCGCGTTCCTCACGGCGACGCACGCGAACGCGCCGCCGATCCTGCAATGGGATCGCCCCGAGAAGCGCAACCCGGTCAGCTGGTACGTCTACCACGGCGGATCGCCGGCCTCGCGCTGGGGGCTGCACAGCGGGTCGACGGTCACGGTGACGGCGATCGTGGCGCAGCCGACGGCATGGGACTCCGAGCGGCCGATCACGCACCACGGCGAGTCGGTGATGCTCGTGCTCGAGGGGGCCCAGGACTCGCAGCCGTTCGGGCTCGCGCTCTTCCCCGAGGTGTGCCGCTCCGAGCTGCACGAGGTCCGCTCCGTCATCGAGGCGCACAACCGGTCGACGAAGCCGACGGGCGCCGAAGCTGCGGAGGTCTGCGGGCTGAGGCTGCAGAAGGGCTCGGTCTTCAACGCCGTCGTGTACGTCGTCTCGGCCGGCGTGCGCGTCGCCTACAAGCTGGATCGGTGGGACTGATGCACCGCATCCGCATCCGCTGCCGCCCGAAGCCGCCGTTCAAGGGACCTACCGGCATCACGGTCACGCGCATCGCCGGATGGCGTGACGTCGAGGTGGTCGCCGTCGCCGAGGACGGGACCGAGATGCCGCTGACGAACGTGCAGAGCGTCTCGTTCACGCTCGATGCGAGCGAGCAGCCTGCGCGCGCAGTCGTGACATTCCTACAGCCCGAGATCGACGTCGAGGCGGTCGTCGCCGACAACGCGCCGGCTCCGGACTCGGACGCCGCGCGAGCGCTCAAGGACGTACAGGACGCTCGCCTGCTGCAAGAGGACTGCGGCGTCGAACTGAGCGCCGCGGACGTCCAACGCGTGCGCGACATGCCGCACGTCGAGCGCGTGAGCCGCGTCGGCGCCGCGCTCGCGAAGCGGCGCCAGATGTTCGGTGAGCCGTGACGACAGCCGTCGCGCGCTGCCGCGTGTGCCTGCGCCCGTTGACCTCGCGCGCGTCCGTCGCCGAGGGCATGGGCCCGGTCTGCGCGGTGCGCGCGGCGCAGGTGCCGCTCGACCTCGACGCGGCGAGCGAGGTGGTCGAACCCGCCGCGCCCGCCGCCCCGGCCACCGACTACGCCGCGACGCCGTTCCACGATTGGCCGTGGGTCCGCGAGCACCGCGCCGCGCGCGCGGGCGACCCGCGACACGTCGACAGCTGCGATGGCTGCCACGACTACGGCGTGTGCGCGTGGCATGCCGGCCGCGCGAGCGCTCGATCCGCAGAGAAAACAAGGGAGAACGCAGCATGAGCCGCCGAGCCACGCTCGAGATCGTCGAAGCCCATGACGTGCCCGCCTCCCCGCTCGCGGAGTGGATCGCCGCCGAGGACGAGCGCCTCGACTCGCGCGATGACGAGCGGCGGGAGGCGACCGCGCTCTTCGAGCAGGTTGGGGCCGCCGCTGAAGACGTCGACGCGTTCCTCGTCGAGGGGGTGCTCAAGCCGCTCGCCGCGTTCGGCAAGGGGCTCCTGAAGCCGCGACCGAAGCGCGACCCCGACGTGCGCTGGCCGAACGAGATCGCCGCGCTGCGGGCCTACGTGAACCAGGCCGACGCCCGCGCCCGGCGCTCGCCGACGGCACGGCTCGCGGTGCACTGCGAGACCGGCGGCACGTTCACCGCGGCCCTGCGCCCCGCCGAGCCGCGGATGGACGACGGGCTTCGGCACGTCGGTCGCGCGCTCGCGCAGATCGACGAGGCGACGTTCGACTGGCTCGTGCGCGCGTACGACGAGCTGCACCCGCCGCGCATCCGCACCGAAGGGGGCGAGAGCCGGAACACGAGAGGCAACGGCTTCGGGGGCGTGGCCGTGGGGAGCGCGCAGGCGATTGCCGCGTCCATGCGCGAGGCCGGCGACACCGCCGCGACGTGGCAGCGGCTCGTCGCCGAGGAATGCGACCTGCCGGCCGACGAGGCGACGCTCGAGCGCATCGACGCCGCCGTGAAGGGGGCGAAGCGCGCGCTGCGTGCCGCGCTCCGGGCCGTGGAGCTCGACACCCGGCCGCGGTGGCTCATCCCGCCGGCGACGAGGCGCGAGATCGAGCGGGACGTCGCGCCCGAGGTCGTGACGACCTGCCTCGGCGCGCCCGTGCTCGACGGCGTGCGTGGGCCATGCGGCGAGGGCGAGGCGCTCGCGTCCGACGTCGCGGCGTCGCCGCGGTGCGAGCGGTGCGGCAAGCCTTGGGGGCGAGCGTGAGCGCCGACCGCCTGCGCTGGATCGCGACCGCTGCCGAAACGCTCTGGCGCGAGCGCCACCCGGAGGTGCTCCCGCGAGTGCTGGATCGGTACGCCTCGGTCAGCGTGTTCATGAACGGCAAGGAGCTGCGCGAGGTGCGCAGCGTGGAGTTCCGGCGATGAGCGGCACGAAGTCGGCGCCGCCGACGTTCCCCTCCGACGTCTACCTGGTGCACCTCGACGCCGCGCAGCTCGAGGCGATCGAACGCGATGCGTCCCGCGGCACTTACGCCGACCCGGACCATGTGCCCGCGCCGGCGACGTTCGAGGAGATTCGCGCGAACGTCGAGAAGCTCGGCAAGCCGCCGCCGATCCCGAAGGAGCTGCTCGAGGCGCTTCATCGCGAGATCCAGCGGCGGATCTACGAGGGCAGCGTCTACCCGGAGTTGAAGTTCACGAAGCCGCTCGTCGACACCGCGCCGCTCGGGCCGACGGGCGTGATGCCTCCGACCTTCCGCCCTCGCCTGCCGCCCGCCGAGTACGCGACCTTCGGCGTGCCCTTCACGCTCAGAGATCTCGGCTGGCGCATGCCGGAGAAGAAGAAGTGACCGCCGGGCTCTTTGGCCACGTCGCGTTCGTCTACTTCGGCGGCGAGTTGGAGCAGGTGCAGTCGCTCCGCACGGCGAGCGGGCGTGGCTTCTGGCCAGAAGTTTGGGAGAGGGCGATCCTGCTCCCGGACTTCCGCGCCGAGCGAATCTTGCTCCGCGGCCACACCTTCGACGCGCCTGGTCAGCGCGTGATCATCTACGCCGAGAGCGAAGCGATCGCGCGGGCGTGCTGGGCAACGCGCTCCGGCGGCAGCGCGATCTAGCCCGTCGCGCCGAGCGGTAGCTCGAGCTGCTGGCGCTCGACGCGCGTCGGCCTGCGCCGCATCGCCCATTCGTCGAGCTCCGCGCGGTATGCGACGACGAGCTTCGGCCCGTAGGTGAAGACGGGCATCCCGCGATCCGCCCACCGGCGCGCCGTCGCAGGGTCGACGCCGAGCGCGTCCGCGATCGCCTTCCAGCCGAGGAGATCGGGGCGCTCGCGTCGCTGCACCTTCTGCTCGCCGACCATCCCCGCCTCCTTCGCGCCGATACCAGCCCGGCACGCCCTCGGAAGGTGCCACGCCTGCCGCGGTCTGCGCAACCTCGCCGCGTTGCGCGCGACGAGGCCGTCACGTGCGCCGATGCGCGCGGGGACAATCGCCTCGGCGAGTGCGAAGTTCTCGTCATGCTCGGAGACGGGTCGGGGGACGCGATCGAGTTGACGCCGTGGCTCTCGAGGAGCGACTCGATGCAGGTGCCGACCGGGTTCGACGTGGCCTGGGACGAAGACGCCCCCGAGCACGTGGTGCTCCTCGACGGGCACGGCAAGGGCATCGAGCTCGAGCTGGCGCCAGAGGCGTCGACCCGGCTTCGGTGGGCCGTGATGGCCGACCAGAGCGGCGAGGCCTGACGAATTCGGGTCGCTCGGTTCGACCCTGTGTGCGAGTCGTCCGACGTACACCCGCGATGGTGACTTCGTCGGTGTAGCGACGCTCCCGGCACAGCTGCTCCATCGCGCGGCAAACCGGCCCAAGTCGCCGCTCGCACAGAGGGCCGAACCCCAGAGCGACGTGAAGCCGCCATCGAGCGGCCTGGTAGGAGAGGAGTGGCCCGATGGTCGACGCCGCGTTCCTCACGGCCGCACAGGCCGCCTTCGAGTCGGAGGTCGCCCGAATCCTCGGCCGGTCGCCGTTCCCCGCGCACACGCGCGCTGGGACGCGCTGGACGGGTCGCGAGCAGGTCACCATCGACGGCCCCGTCTGCGCCGGGGAGCTCGCCGCCCGCGACCTCGCCGCCTTCCTGCACAACCGCCGCATCGTCGCCCTCGCCGGAGCGCCCGTCATCGTCGCCTGCGCCACCAGCAGCGGCGTCATCGGGTTCGCCTGGCGGATGGACGCGACGGTCGAACGGTCGGCAGGGCCGGCGTGAAGGCCAGGTCTCCGTGTCCGGAATGACACGCGAGAACGAAGACGACGCGGAACGCACGCACGTCGCGACTCGCGCACGCGCGCGCACGCGCGACCCCGAGTAGCCATGTGGGACACCCTGCGTTCCGGACCGTAAAGCAGCGGACGGCCTACATCGCCGGCCTCATGGAGCGTGGCGAGTGGGTGCCCTACCGCACCGCGCGCGAGCTCGCGGCCGACTGGTCGCTCGCCCTGTCGACGGTGCGGGACTACTCGGCGAACGCGTCGCACGGGCTGACGCTCGGGATGGACGCCGCGGACCTTGAGGCGGCGCGCGCTCGGAACTGGTTGCGGCTCGACGAGGTGTACGAGCTCGCGACGAAGGGCGACGTGAACGGCCGGCTGGCCCTGCGGTCGGCCGTCGCCGCGATCGAGCTGCAGTCGAAGATGGCCGGGCTGCTCGAGCCCGTCGGCGAGCAGGGCGCGCGGGCCCCCACCGAGATCGTCGTCCACTACGGCGACGTCGCCCCGCTCGAGGACGACAGCAGCGCGCCCACGCCCGAGGTGGAGCCCGAGGTCAAGCCGTGACGCAGGCGCTCACGGTCGACTTCTCGGCGCGCCCGCAGGCGCTCGCGCACCGCGCGTTTCGGCCGAAGCAGACGGTGTGCATCCCCTGGGGCCGAGGCGGCGGGAAGAGCACCGTCCTCCGGCTCCTCTGCTACCTGCTCATCGCCTGGTGGGACTCGCGCAAGAGGCCCGGCTCCGACGAGACCGGCGTCCGGATCGCGATCATCCTGCCGACGCTGGTGCAGGCGCGGAAGATCCACCTGCGCAAGATGGTGGCCGAGCTCGCCGGGCGGTGGGCCTGGCTCGGCGCGAAGCCGAACCTCAGCGAGTTCCGCTTCGACTTCCCCGGCGGCAGCTGGATCCAGTTCGTGAGCGCCGAGGCCCTCGAGGGCGCGCGCGGCTTGCGCCTCGACGTCGCGATCGTCGACGAGGCGGACGACGTCGACATCGAGCCGTTCGACGCGATCCTGATCCCCTGGTTCACCGAGCCGCACTCGCTGTGCATGACGCTCGTGAGCGGCACCCCGAAGCGGGGGCGCTACGGCCTGCTCTACCGCACGCATGCGCGCGGCATCGGCAAGCTCCTCGACGACGACGGGCGGCGCTTCACCGACCACCGCTCGTTTCACGCGAGCTGCTACGACTTCCCGCGGTACGTCAGCGCCGCCGCGATCGCGAAGGCGAAGCGCGAGACCGCCCCAGCCATCTTCGCCCGCGAGTGGCTCTGCGACTTCGACAGCGCGGAGGGCCTCGTCTATCCGATGTTCTCGGAGGCGTTCCACGTCCTCGAGCCGCATCACGAGACGGTCTGGAGCGAGGTGCTTGTCGGCGCCGATTGGGGCTGGGAGGACCCGGCCTGCTTCCTCGTGATCGGCGTGACGGGAGCCGGGCAAGACGCGCGCGCGCACGTCATCCACGAGGTCTACCGCTCGCACATGACGGACGACCAGCTCGTCGCCGAGGCGGCGCAGATCGTCGGCTGGTATCCCTCGGCGAAGTGGTTCCCGGACCCCTCGAGGCCCGACCGCATCGCGCTGCTCAAGTCGAAGGCCGGCGTCCGCTTCGGCGACGTCGACAACGCGATCGAGGCCGGCGTCGACTGCGTGAGCAACCTGCTCGCGGTCCGACCGCGCGAGAACGCGCAGCCCGAGGCCCGGCTCTACGTCTCCTCGCGGTGCCCGAACACCATCCGCGAGATGGGGGTCTACCGCCGCAAGCGGGACCCGAAGAACAAGGAACGCGTCCTCGACGACATCGAGGACAAGAACAACCACGCGATGGACGCCCTCCGCTACCCGCTGCTCGCTCGCTTCCGAGTTCGCGAGAAGGGCGGCCGGAACGATCGCGGCGCGGAGCAGAGGCAATGAAGATCGAGATCGACGGCTGGCGCGGCTACGTGAGCGCGCCCGAAGTGCGCTGGTCCGGGTTCGGCGCGCTGCACGTGTTGGCGCACCCGCGCGACCGCTTCGTGTGTGACCCGCCGCCGCCGTTCCTGCCCCTCTCGACGCCGGGCTTCGAAGACGCGGCGGCCGCGTTCGTCGCTGCCGTCGCCGACAAGGGCGTCGAGGCGGCCACCGCCGCCGCGCGCGCCGATGGCTTCGAGCCGAGCGACGCCGACATCGCTGCGGCGGTCGCGACCCCTGCGCCGGCCCCCGCCGCCGACGCCCCGAAGCGCGCGCGCCGTGCGCCCGCGGCGACCCCGCCGCCGGCGGATGCACCTGCCGCCGATCCGGCTGCCACTGCGGAGCCCGCGCCCGCCACCTCCACCGCCGCCGACGCCCCGACGGACAAGTCGAGCCAGCCGTGAGCGCGACCACCACCCGCAAGACCTTCGCCCAGGTGTCACCCGCGGCGCAGTCGGCCGTCGTCCTCGGCGCGCTCACGAACATCGCGCGCTGCGACAACGTCTCGGTCATCTGGACCAGCCTCGGAGCGACCGGCGGCCCGCTCGACCTGTACGTGCAGGCCAAGGACGGCGGCGGCAACTGGTACGACGTCGCGCACTTCCCGCAGGTCGCCGCGGCGGCCGGCGCCTCCACGCGCCAGCTCTCGATCTCGCGCGTGAACACGAAGGCGACGAGCACCGTCACGGGCGACAAGGCGCTCGCCGCCGACACCGTCGTGCACGGCGACTTCGGCGACCAGCTGCAGTTCGTGCTCGTCGCGGGCGCCAGCACCTCCGCGGGCGCCGCGCAGACCGTGTCCGCTCTCGCGTCGCGCACCGCCGCCTGATCCCCCATGACGCTCGCGATCGCGCCCGAGTTCAATGCCCGCACGGCGCGCTACCGGCGGCTCGCGCGCTTCATCGCGTACACCGAAAGCACGCAGTACGCCGGCCGCCCCGACTGGTGGACTGGCGGCCGTGACCGCGCGCCGCTCCGCGAGCGCGCGCCGTGCATCATCTACCCCCTGCCGAAGAACGCGGCGCTCGAGGCGACGCGCTTCACGTTCGGCGAGGGGCGCTTCCCGAAGGTCGTCGTTCGCGCCGAGGAGGCCGACACGGCCGTCGGCGGCTTCGGCCTGAGCGACGACGAGGCCGAGGCGCTGCAGCGCGGCGTCGCCGACCTCGTCGAGCAGGCGCAGCTCAAGACCGGGATGCGCACGCTGCTGCTCGGCGGCCTCACGGCCTGCACGGCGGTGGCGCTGCTCTCGGTCCGCGACGGCAAGTTCTGCGTCGACTACGCCCGTGCGCTCGACTGCATCCCGACCTTCAAGCGCGCCGGCGATCCGACGTCGCCGGTCGTCGCGCTCACGTGGACGTACCAGTACGCATCCGAGGAGCCCGACGCGCGCACTGGAGAGCCGAAGCAGGTCCAGCGCTACTTCCGGCGCGACATCACCGAGCTCGAGGTCATCGACTACGAGCCCGAGGAGGTCGTGCAGGGCAAGCGCCCGCGCTGGACCGAGTCGGCGCGCGAGGCGCACGGCTTCTCGTTCTGCCCGGTCGTCTGGATCCGCAACCTCCCGAGCGAGCACCGAGGCGACATCGACGGCACCTCGCTGCTCGACAGCCTGTTCGACGAGTTCGACTCGCTCAACCTCGCGCTGTCGCAGCGGCACCGCGGGATCATGTTCTTCGGCGTCCCCCAGCCGTGGGAGACCGGCGTCGACGAGGACGACGGCCCCGGCGCCACTGGGCGCACGTCGTCTCCCGCCGGCTACTCGGCGGCGCCTGCGGGCGCGCTCGCTCCGGTCGGCGCAGTCGCGCGCGGCGGCGTCTGCGCCCCCTCGACCACGGTGGGCGCTCGCAAGATCGCGCCGGACTCGATCTGGTCCTACCAGGGCGAGAACGTGAAGGTCGGCCTGGTCGAGACGACCGGCAAGGCGTTCGAGGTCGCGACCGCCCACGTCGACGACATCAGCGCGCGCCTGAAGCAGTCGATGGGCGTCGTGCTCGCGAACGCGGCCGACGTGCTCGGCAAGGGCGACATGAGCGCGAAGTTCCTCGCGCTCGTCTACGCCCCGCTGCTCGCCCTGGTCGACGACCTGCGCGAGTGCTGGTGGGGCGCGGGGCTGCAGCCGATCCTGCAGATGCTCCTGCGGATGGTCGCCGAGCTCGACGGCAAGACGCTGCTCCTCCGCAACGCGCGCGGGCTCGCGGCGATCCTCAAGGGCCGCACGATGGCCGTCGAGGGCGGCTCGATGTGGCTGCCGCCGCCGATGCACCCCGTCTGGGGGCCGTACTTCTCCGCGTCCGACGACGAGGTCGGCAAAGCCGTCGACGCCGCGCAGAAGGCCAAGGACGCGAAGCTCGTCTCCGACAAGACCGCGGTCACGTACGTGGCGAACCACTTCGGCGTCGAGGACGTCGAGGAGGAGCGCGAGGCCATCGAGGAGGATGCGGAGACCGCCGCCACCTCGCACGCCGACAGCTTCGGCGCGGCGGTGCAGCGGCTCGCGACGCCCACGGCGGACGGCAAGCCCAACGGCGCGCCCGAGGCCGACGACACCGAAGACGACGACGAGCCCGCGCCCGCGAGCGAGCGCGCCGAGGCGTAGCCCGTGGCCGCTGGCACTCGACGCACGGCCACCGCGCTCCTGACGACCGAGGCCGCGCTGCTCGCTCGCATGCGCGCCGCGGTCGAGACCATCGCGGCGCAGCACTTCACGACCGACGCGCGCACCGAGGCGATCTACGCGCGGATCAACCAGGCCGCCGCGGCGATGCAGCGGCACCTGCCGGCCGTCGTCGCCGCCGGGCGCACCGACGCGCGCAACGCGGGGCTCCGGGCGCTCCACGCGGACGCCGACCGCCTGCGCAAGGCGCTCGTCGCGAACGGCGAGCCAGACACCCTCCCCGAGCTCCCGCCCCTCTCCGACTCCCTCGCGGCCGACGCCGAGCGTGGCAAGTCCACGGCGATGGCGCTTGCCGGCGCGTGGCACACGGCGGCGACCGGCGCGATCGTCACCGCCACCGCCGGCACGACGATGCGCGCGGTGACCAAGGCCGCGAACGCCGCGGTCACGCACAACATCGAGCGGATCGCGGCGAACGAGAACGCGCACGCTTTCAACGACGAGCGCACTCGAGCGGCGCACGCCATCGCGCAGGCTGCGGGGCTGCACCTGCGGCGTGAGTGGAACGCCATCCTCGACGACCGCACGTGCGACGTCTGCGGCGCGCTCGACGGCGTCGTGCGCTGGGATCACGAGCCTTTCGGCTCCGTCGGTTCGAGCCCGCCGGCCCACGTGCACTGCCGCTGTTTCGTGACCGAGTCCTGGCACGCGCGCACGAACGACACCTGACCGCCATTTGGGCGAGTCGGCACATCCGCCGCGCGTGACCGCGCGTGGCTTCGCCCGGCCACGGCCGGACCACCACCACCGAGAGGCACTGAGTCATGGCCGTTACCAACGGGACCGCGATCTCCGTCGACACCGTCGTCGCCAACTACATGGGCGACGCGAAGGGTCTGCAGATCGCCCGCATCCTCTTCACGCACGACTCGACGACCAACTACGACACCGCCGCGCACGGCAAGCTGCTCGGCGTCGCCGCGCTGATCTCCGCGAGCCGCCGCAACGGCCGCACCATCACGCTCGCCGGTGGCTGCATGCTCGCGCAGCACGCGACGAAGGCGAGCGACCAGAGCGTGCTCGGCCTCGCGTCGGTGGCCGTGTCGACCGCGGACATCGCGTACAACGTCACGACCTCGGACTACTCGACCGAGATCACGAACGGCGTTCCGTGCGCGGCGCAGGACCAGCCCTTCGGCATCCTGGTCGGGTTCTACGAGACCTGATCGCCGCGTCGTGACTGGCTGACATGCCAGCGGCCTGCGGCGCGCCGGAAGCGCCGCACCCCCATCGCTCTCGGCAGCGACATGCCGAGTAGGGAGTTCACGTGACCGACCTCGCTGGCGCCCCCGCGGCGCCGGGTGGGCAGAGCCTCGCCCAGCCCATCCCCGCCATCATCCAGCCGCAGGCGACGCCCGCCGCGGCGCCTGCCGCTGTCCCCGCGTTCGAGCCCGCCAAGGCGCCGATCGGCATCACCTCCGATCAGCTGGCTCAGCGCCTCGAGGAGACGCGTCGAACGGCCGAAGCCGCGACGCTCAAGGGGCTCGGCTTCGAGACCCGAGAGCAGGCCGACGCGTACCTCAAGTCCGCGAAGGCGCTGCAGCAGGCGCAGATGAGCGAGCAGGAGAAGCTCGCCGCTCGCGTGAAGGAGCTCGAGCCGCTCGCGCAGCAGGCCGAGACCTACCGCGCCCACTTCGCCGCGGTGGTCGAGACGCAGTTCGCTGCGCTCCCCGACGCCGCGAAGACCGCGATCGACGCCAGCGCGAAGGGCGACCCCGCCAAGCGCGCCGAGCTCATGAACGTGATGCGCGCGGCCGGCCTGCTGAATGGCAGTCCCGCGGCGCCTCCACCCGCTCCTGCCCCCGCGAACGCGGGCGCGGGACAGGGCGCTCCGCCGAAGCCGACCAACGCGCAGACCCCGTACGACCAGTGGAATGCACTCGTCGCTGCGGGCAAGCAGACGCACGCCGACATCTTCTACCAGGCCAACGCGCCCGCCATCAACGCGAGCCGTCCGGCCACCTGACCGCCCTTCGCTGACGAGGGCATTGACCCGAAAGGCATCCATCGATGTCCTCGATCAACCGATCGACTCTCCCGCAGAACTTCCTCGACAGCGTGTCGAGCGGCATCCGGCTCCCGACCCCCGAGCCGCAGTACTTCTTCGCGAAGATGGCGATGGCCGCGCGCCTGAGCCTCGCCGCGATCGACGCCGGTCTGCCGACCGCGCAGCAGTTCGTGTCGATGGCCGGCGGCGGCGCCGTGCTGCCGCCCGACCTCGCCGAGATGGCGCGCGCGGCCGACGCCTACCCGGGCGCGCTCTTCGCGATCGACGACTTCGGCAAGGGCATGGGGGACACGATCAAGTTCCGCCGTGACCAGTACAACGGCGGCGGCTTCGACGAGGCGAGCCGCATCCTCGCGACCAACTCGGCGATCTCGACGACCGGCCAGGCGATCTCGATGGAAGAGGTCCCGGTCGTGCTGAAGCAGTTCTACGGCCCCATGGCCGCGGGCGCGACGGCTCCGGCGCCGTACCAGATCCCCGAGTTCGACGCGAAGTACCGCGCGAACCGCGAGGCCCTCTCGAGCGTCGCCACGCGCTACCTGCGTCGCGACTACACGAAGTGGATCGACGCGGTCCTCCGCGATAAGTTCCGCGCGTCGACGAACATCACCTACGCCGACCCGGCGGTGGTGGCGAACGTCCTTGGCTTCACCGCCGGCGCGGGCCACCTGCTCTCGCTCGAGACCATCCTGGCGGCCCGCAAGGCCATCAGCGACCGCGAGTGGCAGCGCTTCCCGAACGGGCGCTACATGCTGCTCGTCCCGACGAAGTTCAACACCGACATCGCGCAGGACATCGACTACCGCGAGCTGTCGTGCGTCCACGAGGACGGGCGCAACCTGCTTTACGGCTACGTCGCGAGCATCCAGGACATCGATATCTTCGAGGTCACGACGCTCAAGGCCTACGCCGCGGGCGACACGGTCCCGGGCGACGGCAACGCGGTCCCCGCGAGCTCGTCGGTCCAGGAGTCGCTGCTCATCGGCCCCGGCGCCGTCGGCTTCGGCACCGGCCTCGCGCCCGAGGCGCGCTGGGCGGACGACACCAACTACGGGACGATCGCGAAATGCATCTGGTACGCGCTCCACGCGTTCGAGCTGCTCGACACGCGCGGCGTCCAGCGGATCCTCTCGCAGTAATCGCGAGCTGAGAAGGGACGACCCAGATGGCTTCGAGCTTCGCGAACCGCACGCAGAACCTGCGAGCGGCGGCAATCCTCACGAACGGCGAGGTGTTCTCCTCGTCGTTCGACCTCAACCAGACCGACGGCGCTGCGGCCACGCTGCGCATCCGGTTCACCAAGGGGTCCCTCACCAACGGGATCTTCAAGTTCTACGTCAGCGGCGACGGCTCGACGTGGAGCACGCTCGAGGACGGCGCGGGCAACGTCTCGCGCACGCTGACGGCGGACACCGACGAGTGCCTCGTGCTGTGGGCGCCGGGGAAGAAGTTCCTCCGCATCGGCGTCACCGGCACCGGCACCGTCACCGGCTCGACGTCGACCATCGACGCCTGGTGGCTCCGCAAGGGCTCGCAGCGCTGATCCGGAAGTAGGGAGCACGCACCATGGGCACGTCTGCCGTATCCACTGCGGAGATCGAGGCGACTCGATTCCACCTCGGCTACGGCAACGTGCTCGTGTCCGCGTACCCCTACACTCCTGATGGCTTCTTGGAGGTCTTTCGGCAGGTCATCCAGCCGAACCTGCAGGCCGGCGCCGAGACGTCCGCCACGACCGCCATCGCGGCGGGCGCATCGGTCGCCGTGACCCCGCTCGACATGACGGGGATCGCACCGTACGTGCGCCTCGTCGTCGACGTCGGACCTGCGCAGGAGATCGTCACGGTCGCCGTCGTGACGCTCGCGACGTTCACCGCGACGTTCGTGAACGCGCACGCGGCGGCGGGCTACCCGATCGCCGTCGAGAGCGGCGTGACGCGCCTGCGCACGCTGCTCGCGTCGCTGACGACGTGCTGGGCGCGCATCCAGTCGCCGAGCATCGCGAACCGCGCGGGCATCGCGAAGGTCGACGAGATCGAGTTCCAGACCTTCAACGGCAAGAACCTCGCTCTGCGCGGCGCGCGCGAGCAATACCGCCAGCTCCAGGCCGACCTCTCCTCGCTCGTTCGCGTCCCCGTCCGGCAGGAGTCGGGCGGCCGCGGGCAGCTCGAGGTCTACTAGCCGTGTCGCTCCGCGACGACCTGCTCTCGGACGTCGACGACATCCGCGGCATCCCCGGCGAGCTCGGCGTGCGACTCTTCTCCGTCTCAGTGCTCGTGCGCACGTGGACCGGCGCGCGCCCCAACGCGCCCGGCTCGACGAAGACGGACGTCGTCACGCCGATCAAGACAGGGCTGGGCGCGCAGGACGTGAAGGTGCGCAACCTCACGAGCCGCGACGTCATCGCCTCGGGCGGCGCGTACAACGATCAGGACCTCGAGATCGGGCCCATCACGCCCCCCTTCCCGGGCGTCGACGAAGGCAACGCGATCAGCGAGTGGGAGACGTCCACGACGACCACCGCGCGCGAGGTCTTCTACCTCGTCGAGGGCCCCGGCACGCGCGTCGGCGGCGACCTCTACTACAAGATCAACACGAAGACCGACCGCGCGTTCCGCTACGTGCTGACGCTGCGGCGGGTCGGCGCTACTCAATGACCATCGACGCGGCCGCCTACCTCCGCGACATGGCAGCCGCGCGCGTCGAGTTCCCCCGCGCCGCGCGCGAGGTGGTCGCTCGACTCGCGGACGCAGGCGCGCAGCAGGCGACGTCCTCGACGCTGTTCAAGGATCGCTCTGGCGACCTGAGGCGCCGCATCTACTCGCGCGAGGAAGGCGGCGGCTTCGCGGTCGTCGCCGACACGCCCTACGCGTTCTGGGTCCAGAACGGGCGCGGCCCGGTCACCGCAGGCTCGCGCGGCGTGCTCGTCTCGCACCGCGGCAAGTCGGCCGTGCATCGCGTCGGCACCGGCATGCGCATGCTGCGCTTCGTGGTGAACGGGCAGGTCTTCTTCCGCCGCTCGGTGCGCGCCGCCGCGCCGCGGCCCTTCATGCCCGATGGCAACACGAACGACGGCGACCTCGACCTCGAGCTCGACGCCATCGCCGACGAAGTGCTCTCGCCGCTCTGGAGCTGACCCGTGACCGCACCGCTCGCACCCGGCGCTGGCGCATCCCCCGCCGGCACGTCGCCGGCCGGGCTCGGCGCGCCCGCGGACTACCCCGAGTGGGCGACGTTCGGCGTCGGATCGGTCACCTACCCGCTCACCGCCGACACGACGAACGGCACGCTCGCTGACGCCGACCCGACGATCGGCGCGACGCTCGACTACCTCGAGTGGGCGCTCGGCTTCTACATGGGCGCGCGCTGGACGGCGGAGTGCAACGCGCTCGGCATGGCGCCCGAGATCGGCGCCGCGCCCGTCGCGTACAAGGTCCCGTACGACCCGAGCGACTACCTCGTCGAGCAGCAGGTGAAGCTCCCGCTGCTCGCGGTGTTCCGCACGCGGCAGACCAACCTCGACTGGACGATCAACTACATCGCCGAGCGTGGCGAGTGGTCGATCGCGTGGGTGATGCCGCCGCTGACGAGCGGGCAGCTCGAGCGACTGTGGCCGTTCACGCGCGCCGCCGCGGCGATCATCTCGCACGCGCTCTCGGTGCTCGAGGACCCCAACTGGCAGTCGGGCGCACAGGCGCTCGCCGCCGTCGGCGCGATGAACGTCGAGGTCATCGACTCGGTCTACGGCAAGGCGCAGGTGATGGGCGCGAACACCAACCTCGTGATGCCCGGGATCCAGATGCGGATCGCGGTGACCGAGATGGGCGCGCCGGTGCCGGACGCGTTCGCACCGATCGACTCCTCCGACACGAACATGAACCTGACCACCGTCGACGGGACTTCGACCGTCATCGACGTCGCGCAGGTCCGCTCCACCAACCCCTGAGGTTGTCCCCATGCCCACGCTGAAGGTTCGCGCTCGAGTGAGCGCGTCGAAGGGGCGCTACGCCCTCGTCCCGCGCTACGAGGTCGTCGACGCGGTGTTCTCGGGCTTGCGCAAGTTCCCCGACTACGTCGGCATGTCGCTCTTCTTCGACGAGAAGGAGCGCGCGGGCTTCAAGCCGAGCGGCGTCGTCGAGATCGAGGACACGCACTTGCACCGGCAGCACGTCGTCGAGGGCGACCTCTGGGCCGCCGACGAAGCGACCGCGAAGGCGTGCGGCGTGAAGTTCGATCCGGCCTTCGGGAACGACGAGTTCGTCGCGAAGGAGATCGCGGAGAACGCCGCGCAGCCTGCGCCTTCGGCCGTCGCTCCGACCGAGCCTGCGCCGGCCACCGAGCCCGCCGAGCCGACGCCCCCCGCCGCGGCCTGAGTCGCGCACCCCGCCAACCTGACAGACCCGCAGCCGAGCGCCGCGGGGTGGAGACACGCACGTGACCATTCCCGTCATCGGCATCCCGGCGAGCGACATCGTCCCGGGCGCGCCCTTCCAGTCGAACTTCGCCGCAGGCGTCGCGGGCCAGGGCTCTGCGCCGCTCAAGGTGCTGCTCATCGGCAACATGCTGACCGGCGGGACCGGCGTCGCGGGCACCGTCTACGGCCCCGACACCGCCGTCCCCATGAACAGCGAGGACGACGCGGCCGCGCTCTTCGGCGCGCGCTCCGAGGCGCGGCGCATGGTGCGGTGGTTCAAGCGCGTCGCGCCGAACCTGGCGCTCTACGTCTGCCCCGCGGCGGAGTCGGCGGGCGCGCAGGCGACCACGACGATCACGTACACCGGCACGACGGCGAGCGCGGCGGGCTACGTCCGCGTGCGCATCAACCGCGCCGAGTACGTCGACGTGCCGTTCGCGAAGGGCGACGCGATCGCCACCATCGCCACGGCCACCGACACGTACATGAAGTCGCAGGCGCACTGGCCGGTCACGAGCTCGCCGGCCGCGGGCGTCGTGACGGTCACCGCCGCGCAGAAGGGCCTCCGCGGCAACCGGATCAAGATCAGCGCGCAGGTCTTCCCCGCCGACGGGTCGACCGGCATCACGGTCTCGCCGACCACGATGACCGCGCTCGCGAGCGGCACGACGTCCGACCTTTGGACGACCGTGCTCGCGTCGATCATCGGCCGCCGCTTCTACTGGATCGCCTCGGCCGACGACGGCGCCGGCAGCGGCCTGCTCGCGCTGCAGACGCAGCTCGACTCGGACGCGCTCCCCGCGCAGGGCAACCGCCAGTGCGTGATCGCCGCGTCGACCGACACGCTCGCGAACGGCATCACGCAGAGCACCGCGCTGAACGACCCGCGCATCGACATCGTCTCGCAGGTCGGCGGCGACATCGAACCGTGCTGCCTCGCGGCGGCGGCCACCGCGGCCTTCGCGCTCGGCGAGACGTCGCTCGATCCGATGCTCTGCAACTTCGACGGGTGGGGGAACGTCAACATCCCCGGCATCGGCGACACGCAGGCGCTCTGGCCGATCCCCGCGCCGATGGTCGACACGCGGCTCACGCGCACGCAGCTCAACTCGGGGCTCACGAGCGGCCTGACGATGCTGCAGGTCGGCGACGCCGGCCGCTCGTTCATCGTCAAGCGCGTCACGACGAAGTTCCTCACGTCGTCGCAGTACGACTACCGGATCCGCGACTCGCACAAGCGCTCGATCATGGACCGCTTCGGCGACGACACGCAGGCCGCGATGTCGTCCGCGATGGCCGGCAAGGTCATCGGCGACGCGGTCCCGGTCAACCAGCGACAGCCGAACGCGCTGGTCTTCACGACCGACGACGCGACCGCGATCGTGAAGAACGTCGTCCTCAAGTACCAGGCGAAGACCCTGCTGCAGCAGGTCGACAGCGTGACCCTCGCGCCCGGCGGCATCATCGCGCAGCGCGACTCGGGCGCGCCGACGCGCATCGCGACGCAGGTCAACCTCGTCCCCGTCGACGTGCTCGACCAGGCGCCGATCGTCGCCAACCAGCAGTCGGCCTCGCTCTGAGCCGCTGACGCACAACACCTGACGGCACCCGGGCGGCGAGCGCGAACAGCGTCTCGCCGTTTCGGCGTGCTCGGAGCCCGCCATGTCGCAGACGACCATGCAGACGTACGCCGTCCACAAGGTGTACGTGAACGATCGGCTGAGCGTTCAGCACACGAACCTCACGATCAAGCGCACGAGCAACATCCAGAAGCAGCACACCGTGAACCTCGGCCTCTCGGGCGGCTCGCCGGGCGCGGCCGAGATGGAGATCTCGATCGACTTCGCCGAGCCCGCGGTCGGCATGGAGTTCGACTTCGGCACGTACATCGCCAACGTCGTCGACTCGAGCGGCCGCTTCGTGAAGCTCACGATCGTCGGCAACGGGAACAAGACGCTGACGGGCGATTTCATGGTGATGGACGACGACATCGCCCAGGGCGTCGACACCAACGCGAAGCAGACCGTGAACTTCGCCGGCCCGATGCAGCAGTGGGTGTGACGTGCTGAGCGTCGACCGCATGTTCGCGCCCCCGCCGGACGTCCCGCACGCCGAGCTCTTCGCGAAGCTCTGCGCGATGCCGCGCGCGGGCGAGACGGTGCCGTTCCCGCGCGTCGACTTCACGAAGTGCCCGCTGCACGCGGCGTCGTACCCGTCGGCGGAGGAGCGCGAGGCGCCCGGCTGCCAGTGCGCGCCGATCGGCTCGGTGCACCTGCGCGTGCTGACGCAGGACGAACAGGAAGAGGCGAAGGCCGACGCGCTCACGCACGCCAAGACGCGCATGGGCAAGCACGTCCCGTCGAAGGACGAGACGACCGACAGCTTCGACGACCTGTTCACGATGTATTTGAACGTCGAGCTGCTGTTCCGCGCGTGTCGCAACGCGCAGGACCGGCGCGCGCCGTTCTTCCGCACGCCGCAGGACGTCGAGAAGCTGCTCTACGTCGACGAGATCGGCGTGCTCGTGAACGCGTACATCCGCGTCCAGAACACGTACGGGCCGTTCGTCGCGACGATGGAGCAGGACGCGCTCGACGCGATCCTCGACCGGCTCGAGGAGGGCGGCCGCAGCCACCCTTTAGATTTCGCTTCCTTGGGGCTGCTGAAAGCGCTCTTGACGCGTTCGGTGCGCCGGTCGTCGAGCTTACGGACGGGCACCTCCTCGCCTGGTACGCAGCCCGTCGAGCCCACGCCCGAGACGTCACCGGAGAGCCCAAGCCCGTAGCGGCTGACGAGAACGAGTGGCCGCTGCCGCGGTACGTGAGCAAGGCGCTCGCGGACGAGTGGCCGTTCCTGCGCGGCGCCCCGAAGAGCGAAGAAGAGCGGCAGCAGCCGCGAAGGTGACGCATGCCCGCTCCGGTCACGACTCGCTTCGCCCACGAAGGGTCGGAGAGCGTCGTCGCGGCGTTCCGCTCGATCGAGCAGGCCGCGCTCCGCGCCGCGAACGCGGAGGGGCGCGCCGCGCGCGTGCGCACGTCGAGCGCTCGGCAGGCGACGCAGAGCGCGCAGCAGAGCGCGACGGCGAGTGAGGCGAGCGCGAAGAAGACCGCCTCCGCCGAGGAGTCGCTCGCGAAGAAGCAGGCCGCGAACCGCGCGAGCTTCATGCGCGCGATCGAGGCAGACGCGAAGAAGAAGAAGAAGATCGACGACGAGATCGCGGCGAGCGCGAAGAAGACGGCGAAGACGCTCGCCGACCTGAAGAAGCAGCAGACGCGCCGCGCGACGAGCTCGCGCCTCGGTGGCCACCAGAACAGTAACTCGACCGGCATCGAGGGCCTCTCCAAGAAGGAGGCTGTCTCGATGCTCTTCGGCTCGTCGAGCGCCGGCATGGCCAGCCTCGGCGGCATCGGTCTCGCCATCGGCGGACTGCTTGCGTTCAAGGGCGCCCTATCGCTCGGCGCGGACGCGATGCATCAGTTCGCGGGCTTCGTGCTCACCGACGTCATCCGCCCCGCGATGGCGGCTCGGAAGCAGGCCGGGCAGCTGCACAACACCGGCTACGGCAGCAGTGCCGCCGCGGCCTTCGGCGACATGGGCGCGTTCGCTGCTGCCCACGGCGTCACGCGCGCAGCGGCCGGCAGCGCGCTCGCTGCGGCGTACGACACCACGCGCGACACTGGCCGCGCGAAGAACGTCGCGGGCGTCGCGCTCGGGATGTCGCGCGCGTACGGCGTCGAGGACGTCGAGGGGCTCGTCAACTCGCTCGCGAAGATGCGCGCGCAGCTCGGCGACCTCACCGACAACGAATTCGCGACGTTCGCCGACATGCTCGCGAAGCAGTCGAAGACGGGCGGCCTGAGCGTGCAGACGCAGGTGCGCCTGAACGACTCGATCCTCGAGACCGCGCAGCGCTTCACCAAGTCGAACGGCGGGCACTCGGCCGCGAACATCGGCGCGATCTCCGGGCTCGTCGGCCTATCCGCGCTCTCGACGGGCGACGCCACGCACTCGATGGCGGGCTTCGCGAGCGTCGTCGAAGCGGCGCGCACGCACCGCGTAGGCACGGACGTGAACGGCAACGTCGCCGACGTGCGCGCGCTCGTGCCGGCGATGCTTGCGAAGTTCGGCACCACCGAGCGGCAGCAGAAGGCGGGCGGTCTCGACCAGGCCGCGATCGACTTCCTCAAGCCGTTCGCCGAGAAGATGGCGAGCGGCGGGAAGGACGGCCTCGTCGCGCAGATCGCGGGCGCGACCACGCCCGTTGCCGGCCGCAACCTCATCGGCGGCGACGAGGGGAAGATCGCGCAGACGACGTCCGAGCGATTCGCCGCGGCGGTCGAGCGGCTCAAGGAAAAGTTCCTCGTCCTCGAGCCGACCGTCGAGCACTTCATGAACGCGCTCATCGCGAACGAGCCGACGATCGACGAGCTGATCGACAGCCTCGTCCCGCTCGGCGTGGCGATGGGCGACCTCGCGGCCTTCCTGATCGGCAACGTAAACCCGGGGATCGAGATCCTCAGCGGCCTGTTCGACTTGCTCGCGAGCGCGGTGCGCGTCGCGCTGCTGCCGTTCACGATCATTCCGGCCGTGCTCGCCGGGTTCGTGGGCGGCGTGCTCAAGCTCGTCTCCAAGATCCCCGGCATGGGCGGCGGCGACGTCGAGAAGACCGCCGACTTCCTCCTGAGCGCGGGCAAGGCCGGCAGCTACGGCGCACTCGAGCAGGCGTTCACCGGCATGGACAAGGTCGCCAAGGGGATGGCGAACCTCAAGACGGACACGGGCGCGCGCGCGACGCTTGGCGCCTACGCGCCCGGCGAGCGCCGCAGCGGCCCCGTCGCGGCCGTCGCGCCCCTCGGCGGCTCGCTCGGGTGGGCGTACGGCGGCAGCGTGCCGACCGCGACCGGCGGCGGCCCGCACGCCGCTGCGCCTGCGACGCCGGGCCTCGACGCCCTCGACAAGAAGCTCGGCATGCTCGCGAAGGCGCTCCCGAGTGACCCCAAGCGGTTCGTTCCGCTGGGCGCGTCCGACCGGATGGTGGGGGCGTTCTGATGGCTGACGCGCTCTCGCTGCTCACGCCGCTGTCGTGGCGCGGGATCCGTCTGCCCTACGACGACCTGAAGACGGGCGGCGCGCACGATCATCACGATCACGAGTACGACCTCGTCGACGGCGCGCGCGTCGAGATGAAGGGCCGCAAGGCGCGCGTCTTCTCGTGCAACGTGATCATGGGGAACACGGCGACGGGGTTCCTGCCGTTCCGGTACGACCGCCCGTGGTTCCCCGACGTGTGCCGCGAGTTCATCGCCGCGATGACGGACCGATCGGCCGGCACGCTCGTGCACCCGCTCGAGGGCGAGCTGCTCTGCGTGCCGACCACGGACGAGTACACGCTCCGCAGCGGCATGCGCGACGGAACGATCCTCGCCGTGTCGTGGAAGGAGACGCTCGACGAGGTCACGCTCGCGGACGCGCCGAACCTCGACGTCATCTCGCTCGTCACATCGTCGGCCGGCGACCTCGACTTGTCGATCCTCGCGCTCGACCCGCCGCTCACGTCCGCCGCCACGCCCTCGGCATCCTTCGGGGACCTGGTCAACTCGATCGTCGCGTTCGCCGACACCGCGTCGCTCGTCACGCAGCAGGCGGCCGGGCATGTCACGACCGTCATCGCGCAGGCGAACATGGTGCAGCAGGCGCTCGAGCGGGATTCGAGCTCGGCGGCCGCGGCGGTGCGCATCAACGCCGAGCGGATGAAGAGCGCGCTGAACGACCTCGCCAGCAAGGCGCGCTCTACGCGCGGCAATACCAGCACCTACGCCGTCGGCAAGGCGATGACGCTCGGCCGCGTCGCCGGCATCGTCGGGCGCAGCGTCGACGAGCTGCTGCAGCTGAACCCCACGCTCGCGCAGGCCACGCTCGTGCCCGCCGGCACCGGCGTCCGGTACTACTCGTGACCGACGTCGTTTCGCTCGTCATCGCGAAGACCGGCGAGAAGATCGCGGAGTTCACGCAGTTCTCGCTCCACCAGGACTTCCTGACGCCGTGCGCCGCGTGGAGCCTCGAGACCGGCGACTGGGCGACGATCGCGCGCATCCGCCGCACGCTCAAGCCGGGCACGTTCGTGCAGTTCCTCGTGAACGGCGCGCCGCACTGCACGGGGCCCGCGGGGAAGTTCTCGATCAAGGGGACCACCGCGTTGTCGGTCGGCGGCCGCGACGCGCTCGGCGTCGCTGTCGACGCGTGCCTCGACCCCACGCTCGTCTTCACGCCCGGCACGACGATGGGCGACGTGTTCCAGGCGATCTTCACGCCGCTCGGGTTCGACCGCCTCAGCACGTCGGACATCTTCAACCGCCGCGCGATGAGCGGCGTGAACCCGGCGAAGGCCGGGCAGAAGGTCATCCAGGCCGCGCAGTCGATCCCGAACGAGGTGATCGACACGATGACCGGGCAGGCAGTGCCCACGGGCACGTTCTCGACGGTGCCGGCGGTGACGGAGCTATACGACCCGACCGCGCCGAAGTCGATCAAGGCGCTGCCCATCGACCAGTTCAAGCCGCAGCCCGGCGAGGGGACGTTCGAGTTCTGGGCGCGCCTGATCAAGCGGTTCGCGATGTGGACGTGGTGCAGCGGCGACGGCAAGACGCTGATCGTCGACGCGCCTGACTTCGACCAGGCGCCGAGCTACTCGATCGTGCGGCGCATCGACGGCGTGGGGAACAACGTCGAGCGCGACTCCGGCGACGTCGAGCTCGACGGCGAGGAGCAGCCGAGCGTCATCATCGCGACGGGCTGGGGCGGCGGCGGCTACCGCGACCGCGCCACGCTCAAGGTCGCGATGGTGAACGAGCTGACCGGGTGCGACTCGAGCGGCGCGATCCTCCCCGCGGTGCAGGCGACGATCAACCGCTTCCCAGGCATCCACGTGCTGCCGGTGCGGCCGAAGCTGCTGCCCCTCGCTGCGGGCTTCGACTACGAGCACAGCCGGCCGCGCTTCCTGCACGACGACGAGTCGCGCAACCAGGGGCAGCTCGAGGCGTTCGTGCAGCGCGCGATGGCCGAGCACCAGAAGCGCGCGGTCTCGCTCAAGTACACGTTGACCGGCCTCTCGCAGAACGGCACGGCCTTCGTCTGCAACACGATCGCCCATGTGCAGGACGAGGTGGCCGGCGTCGAGGGGCGGTTCTGGGTCATGTCGCGCGAGCTCGCGGGCGGCCGCCCCGGCGGCGCGCACACGACGCTGACGCTCATCCCGCCGTGGTGTTTGGACCTCGTCGCTTGAGGTAGCCGATGCCCCCTCCCGGATCGCTCGCGTCGCTGTTCATCGTCGGCGCCGACATCCTCGCGAGCGCGCGCGATGCGGTGACGGGGCTGATCACGCTGCAGCTCGGCGACGCCGTGCGGCGCTCGGTCTCGTCGCAGAACGCGGAGCTTTGGTTTCCGTTCGGCTGGGCATCGCGCCCCGCGAAGGCAACGCCGGGCAAGCCGAGCGCGCAGGCGTTCGGCGTCTGCACGGGCGGCCGGGACGCGATCATTGGCGGCCGCGACGCGCGCTCAAACGCCATCTACGGCGGGCTCGCCGAGGGCGAGTCGTGCGCGTACGCGCCGGCCGGCCAGGCGCGCGCGCTCTTCAAGGCGGACGGCTCGGTCACGCTGTTCACGACCGACGACAACACCGCGACGGGCAAGAGCTGCTCGTTCGAGTTCCGCTCGACCGGGCTCAAGGCCGTGTTCCCGTGGGGCTCGCTCGTGTTCACCGAAGCCGACGGCTTGGTCGTGAACCATCCCGCGAGCGGCACGTCGATGGCGATGGGCCCCGTCGACGGCATGCCAGCGCCGCTCGACGTCATCAAGGGGGCGTTCTCCGTCTCCGCGCCGATGGTCGAAGCCAAGGGCCTCGTGAAGCTCGGCAAGGGCCCGTTCCTCAACGCCGTCGCGATGCCGACTCCGACGCCGCTGGTCGGCACCACCGGCGCCGGCACCGGCTCCGGCGGAGTCCTGATCGGCACAGGGTGACGCGATGCCTCTTCCCGTCTCTCGCTGCAACTTCCCCGCGATTCCGGCCCCGCCCGCGCTTCCGACGCTGCCGCCGATCCCGGCCGCCGTGATGGCGCCGATCCTGGCCGCGCTTGAGGCGATCACCGAGGCGAAGCGGCTGCTGAACCCGTCGCCGACCTGCCCTCTCGACTGAGGCCCCGCCCATGTCCTCCCCCGTCCTCGGCGCCGGCCTCGCGCCGGCGGGCACGTCGTTCGCTGGCTTCGGCGCGCCGGCGACGGCGGACGCGCTCGTGCGCCAGACGCTCCCGCAGGGCGACGGCACGACGGGCACCGGCCGCCTGATCGACACGCGCGGCGACTACGTGATCGACGCGAACGGCAACGTGATGGGCATGGGCTCCGCGGCGCAGCTCGTCGTGCTCGCGCTCGCGCCGCTCAAGCCGACGGGCGTCATCTCCGAGGCGGCGATCGCGACGATGAAGGGCGACATCACCGACGCGCTCAAGCCGCTCGTCGCACGCGGCCTGATCGCCGTGAAGTCGATCGCCGTCACACGCGTCGCCGGCGCGCCGACGCGTGTGCAGCGCGCCGTCACGTGGGTCGATACGCAGACCAGCTACGAGCAGACGACGATCGTCTGAGGACCGCCGAATGAGCCTCCCGATCAAGTCCGCGGCGACCATCCGCGATGACGGTCTGCGGACCACGAAGAACGGCCTCGTCGCGCGCGGCGTGACTTCGCCGAACGTCGGGCCGTCGTCGGACTACTACGGCCTCTGGACGGGCATCGGAAACGAGTGCGCGGCCGCGCAGGCGTATGCCGCCGCGGAGCTCGAGACCCTCATGCCGGACGTGCCGGCGGCCGCGCCACGATGGCTCACTGCGCTGACCGGCGCGGGCCTCAACGGGCCGTCGCCGTCGACGGGGCGCGCCATCTTCGCGACCTCGGCGGCCACGATCGTCGCGACGGGCGCGCAGCTGCTCGACCCGCTCGGCAACCGCTGCCAGGTCGTCGCGGGCGGCGTCTTCGCGGACGGCGACGGCATCCAGGTGCAGAGCCTCGCCACCGGCCTCTCGACGAGCCTGCCGAGCGGCACGGTGCTGACGTGGGTCTCGCCCCCTCCATTCGCCGGCTCGACGGTCACGCTCGACGCCAACGGAATGACGGGCGGCCGCGACGCAGAGACGCTCGACGACGGCATGCAGCGCGTCCTCGCGCGCTTCCGCAACCCGGCCGGCGGCGGCAACCCGGCGGCGCTCGCGGCGGCTGCGGAGAGCGTCGGAGCGTTCATCCAGGCGGCCTTCGTCCATCCGGCCTGCAACGGCCCCGGCACGGTGCACCTCACCGTCTGCGGAGCGGCCACGAGCTCGAACCGCTCGAGGGCCGTCGCCGCAGCGAACGTCGCGATCGCGCTCTCGGCCGTCGTCGGCGAGACGAGCGGGGACGTCGAGGTGGTGCTCACGAGCTCCGTCGACGTCGCCGCGGATGTGGCATTCCTGCTCTCGATCCCGGCCGCCGTCGGCGCCGGCTCGTCGGGTGGCGGGTGGGTCGACGCCGCGCCGTGGCCGACGCCGTACACGCCCGGCACGCCGCCGGCCGTGACGCTCGTCACCTCGACCACTGACATCACGATCGGCGGGCTCGCGGCGCTGCCGGCCGTCGGCCAGTCGATCGCCTTCGTCGCCGAGACCGGCACCCGCGCGCTCTACACGGCCAAGGTGCTCTCGGTGCCGTCGACGAGCGGCGCAGGACCCTACGCCGCGCGCGTCACGCTCGACGCGCCCCTCGTCGGCGTCGCGGTCGGCTCCTACGTGTTCCCCGCGGCGGCCCGCAGCTCGGCCTACGTGAGCGCGGTGCTCGACGCCTTCGCCGCGCTCGGCCCCGGCGAGAAGACGAACGCCGCTGGCCTGCTGCCGTTCGCCTACCGCCGGCCGCTGCGCGTCGAGGCGTGGGACTACTCGATCGGTGCGAAGTTCCTCCGCGCGCTCACGAGCGCCGGCAGCGAAGTCCTCGACGCCGCCTGGTGCTACCAGAACGGCGGCACCACCACGCCACCGCTGCCCGCGTCCATCGCGCTGGGCGCCGGCGTGTTCGTCCCTCGCCGCGTGGCGTTCTACCCCGCCTGATCGGAGTCCCATGAGCGCACCGAACGCGAGCAGCATCGGCGACTACGGCATGCCGGTGAGCGACTACGTCGTCGGCGTCACCAACGCCGCGACCGACCAGCCGGCGAGCGGCGGCGATCAGCAGGCGAACGACACCGCGATGATGACCCGCACCGCCTGCAAGGCGCTGGTGCAGTTCCTCACCGCAGGCGCCTCCGCGCCTACGCTCGTCGCGCACGAGGCGCAGTGGGGCGTCGGCGTCGCACCGGTGCTCGCTCGCACCGGCGTCGGCGTCTACACCGTCACGTGGCCGGCGAGCGTGACCGACCAGCTCGGCGTCGCCCAGGCGCCCAACCTGCGCTTCGCGTTCCCGAGCACGTCGGGAGCGACCGCTGGCACCATCATCGTCGGCGCGTACATGAGTGCGCCCAACGTCGCGACCGTCACGCTCCGCGACTCGACGACGGGCACCGCGGGCGACTCGAGCGGCTTCGTGATCAGCGTGATGGCGTTCTGACATGCCCCACGGCGGCCTCGCTCCCTACCCGAAGCGCTTCGGCTCCGCGCAAGGCGGGCTGCTCGAGGCGCTGACGCAGTCGCTCATCGCGGCGCGCGGGCCCATCTTCAACCCCGAGGACACGACGACGATCGCGTGGGCCGAGTCGCACGCGATCGCGCGCGCGATTTGGGAGACGTATGAAACCGCGGATCGGGCACGAAATCAGTTCGACCCCCTCCGCATGTCGGACTTCGTGCCGCGGTGGGAAGCCATCTTCGGCATCTCTCCGCTGCCGGGCGCGAACCTGAACGAACGGCGCAAGGCCATCGCGCTGCGCTTCGCGCGACTGCTCGGCGGCGTGCACCTCGGCCCGCTGTACGCGCTGCTCGCGTTCTACGCGGACATCGGCGCGACGCTCAAGGTCTGGCGGACGACGGACGCGGGCGTGATGTCGCACGTGTACCAGAGCGTCACGGTGCCCGGCGGCGTCACCATCGCCGCCGACGGCATGTGGGGCTCGTCGATCCACCAGCTGACGATCATCTGCACGCAGCCGTCGACGATGGCGTGGGCCGCATTCGTCGCGCGCATGGGCGCGCTCGAGGCCGACCTGTTCGACGCGGTCCCGGCGTGGTGCACGTACTACGTCGCGATCAAGAGCAGCGACACCACGCTCGACTTCATCCTCGACGAGCCGAACCTCGATCTCGAAGCGCTCTCCGCTTCCTGAGGCACCATGACGATCACGAAGGTGAACCCGCCCGGCTGGCCTGCGGGAGGCAAGCTCACGAGCGCGCAGGCGAACGCCTTCGACACGAAGCTCATCACAGCGCTCGACAAGACCGGCGACACGGTGTCGAGCGGGACGATCACGTGGGGCACCGGCGCGACGCTCGTCATCGCCGATGCGGCGACGCTCACGATCTCGACGCTCTCAGCCTCGCTGACCGGCAAGATCAACATTCCGGCGCCTGGCTACATCAACGTCGCGACGGGCGGGCTCATCCAATTCGCCGCGGGCGGCCTGATGACGATGGGCGGCACGCAGACCGTCACCGGCGCCGGGCTGGTGCAGACCTCGGCGGGCGGCCGCATCAAGCTCGGCGACTCCGACTGGCTGCAACTCAACACGCGCACCTACTCGCGGTACTTCCCGTTCGCGAATGTCGTGGTGCCGAGCGGAACCGCGAACTGGTCGGCCAACATCGACGGTCTCAAGTCGGCCGCCGCCGGCGCGCAGATTCGCTTCTCGCTGCCGACATGGCTGCAGGACGGGGCGACGCTTGCCAGCGTCGACTTGCTCGTCTTCCCCGCGCCGGGCGCGCACGGGTCCTCGGTCGCGCACTCGGTCACCATCTACAAGCGAACCGTCGCGGCGGGGTCCGGCATTCCCTCATGGACGTCGATCGGTAGCGAGAGCATCTCCGCCGCCGGATGGGGCGACGGCAACGTGAAGACCGTTTCGATCACGGTCGGCTCGGTCATCTCCGCTGGCGACCAGATCGCGATCGACATCTTCGACGAGACCGCAGGGGCCGGAACGTATCCGGTCGGCGGCGTCTACAACGTCTACCTCGGAGCCTCGCTGAACTTCTCGATCGCGGAGCTTCGGCCCGCCTAGCAGGATGCCGCGCACCATCCGCGCGCGTGGCCGCCGCAGCACATCGAAGCGGTCGACGGGCAGTCCGACGGACTTCCGCAAGCGATCGATCCGCCGCCGTCCGTGAACACGGCAGCACAGGTCGTCGTGCTCGTCATGCACACGGACCCGTCGACGACTCCGGACGATATGTGAGCGCAGCACACGCCGGCAGTGCACTCGGATGTGCGTAGGCACTCGAACTGCGGCGCGCGCGTGTCGCTCGGCTCCTCGGCGGCGTCAGCGTCTCGGACCGCCACCGCGTCTCCTCCGCCTCCGTCGCTCGAGTCGCTGACGTCGGACGTTGCGTCGCTCTCCGGCGCCGCGCTGTAGCTCGCCGAGCTCGACGAGCACCCCGCCACCACCACGACCACCGCCAGCGCCGCGATCTTCCTCATGCAGGAAGCCTAGCCACGGCCGACGGCGCTCGCACAGCACCACCCGAAAGCCGCGGCAATCCGCGCGCTTGGAGCCCACCTCATGGCGCCGTCCCCCCTGTGTTCGGTAAACGGGTCCGCTACCGCCGGCGGGTTCAACGCATCGGCGGGCGCCGCGCTCACGATCCAGCTACTCGATCTGAGCGCTCGCTCGTGGTCGATCGTGGTCGCGGGCGTCGACGACTCGCAGTCGATGCCTGGGCCTGCGCTGTCGGTGAACAACACGACGCGCACCGCCACGTGCACCGCGCCGGGCGTCGGCACGGCGACGCTGTTCCGCTCGACCGTCGTCGACGCGCAGGGCGTGAGCTACTCGACGACGTTCTGCGTCTACGTGCTCGCCGGCAGTAAGCGTGTGATCGCGACCGGCGAGACGACCGAGGGAGACTCGGTGCACGGTCACGTGGCGCAGACGAACGCCGCGATCCGCGCGACCGCCGCGCCCGTCGCCGTCGTCACCCCCACCGGCGTCGCGGCGACCGATGACGCGTCCGTGCAAGCTGCGGTCACCGCGTCGGCTGGCGGCGCGCTGGTGGCGAAGCTGGCGCCTGGCGCGTTCGAGATCTCGGCGGGCAAGCGTGTTCGCTCCGGCACTACGCTGACCGCATCGCGCGGCGCGGTCGTCACGAGCACGATCGCGACCGGCGACGGGCACACCGATTCGGTTCTGTACGCGGACAACCAGGAGGGCGGCAGCGCGACGTCGCTCCCCGAGCTCGCCACGCTCGCCGCGGCGGCTGCGGAGGGCGCGACCGTCGTGGCCGTGTCGACGTCGTCGGGCATCGTCGGGCACCGCGTGTTCCTGTACGAACTCGGCAACCACGCGCAGCAGTACGACGTGATCGGACGCGGCGTGATCGGCACCACCGACGTCACCGCGGCGGGCCTGTACGGCGGCGGCGGGACGCTGAACGGACTGACGCTGATCCTGAACGTCGACGGCGGTGGGCTGCAAACGCTGACGCTCTCGGGCGTCGGCAACGCGGCGTCCGCGGACACGCTCCAGACGGCGATCGGGAACAAGTGGCCGACGCTCACCGCGCTGCGAGTCGGCGGCCCCGATCCGATCGGCGGTACGAAGCTCGTCCTGTGCGCCGCTTCCTCCGTCGTCGTCGGCGCCGGCACCGCGAACGCCGCGCTCGGCCTCTCCGCTCCGCTCGCCGCGATCCAGGTCGACCGGCCGATCTGCTACGCGTTCTCTTCGGGCTCCACGCAGGTGCTCGACGTGCCTACGCCGCTCGACGGCGTCACGATCGATCTCGGCGGAGCGACGTGGCAAGGCGTCGGCGGGCGTGCGTGGTGGATCTGGGGTCCTCGCGACTTCAATATCACCGACGCGCACGTCAAGTCGTCGTTCACCGCGTTCGGTCCTGACGTCGACCTCGGATCGCTTCGCGCTCGCATGGAGCGAATCACCTCCGAGTACGTGGCCAACACCTCGTACAACTTCGCGATCGAGGCTGGCCAGTATGGTTGCCTGACCGACTGCGCGTCGCTCGGCCGCTTCTCGACCGCGTACCTGATGGGCGGGCAGTCGCACCAGATCACTCGGTGTTTCTCGGACGGGGCGTACTCGATCGGCCTGTCGCTCTCCGCGCTGGGCACGACTGACCTGATGGCGTCGCGCTTCGCGTACGTGAGCGGCGGCGCGTACAACGGGTCGCTGTCCGGACACGGCGTCGTCGTGGCGGACAACTCGTACGGAAACACGCTCTCAGGCGTCACCTGCGAGTACAACTTTTCGAGCGGATTCAAGGTCTATCGCGGGACGCTCACGAGCGCGACGACGGGGCCGAGCTCTACGCGGTTCGTTGCGTGCACGGCGCACAAGAATCGCGACGCGGGCTGGTACATCTCCGACGCGACGACGTCGCCGACCGACGGCACGACGCTCACCGGGTGCCTCGCGTCGTCCAACGGCAACCACGGCTTCTACGTCGCCGACACTGCGACGAATACGCTCCTTCAGGGCTGCTCGGCGATCGGCAACGGCGGCAACGGCCTGCGCGTCGTCGCCGCGAGCGGGACCGTCATCCAAGGGTTTCTCAGCAAGGGGAACAACGGCTTCGCCGTCGACATGGAGGGCGGCGCGCCGGACGCGATCATCGACGGGGTGACGAGCCTCGGCGACGTCAGCGGCGGCGTGCAGATTTTCACGGGCAACTCTGCCCTGATTACCAATCTCACGGCCAAGACCACGGCAGCGATCGCTGGCACGTGGTACGGCGCGATCGTGTGGGCCACGGCCCGCATCGACGGCGCGAAGATCGACGGGACGCTCGGCACCGGCAACCACTACGGCATTCGCGTGTGGGGCGGGCACGGGTGGGTCTCGAACGTCATCGCTACCGGATGCACGTACGGCCTCCAGGTCGAGAACGCGTCGGACTGCCATATCGGCACGGGCTGCGACTTTTCTGGATGTACGAACCCGCTAGTGATCGTGCGCGGCGCGACGGTCACGATGACGCCGCCGGGCGGCATCGGCACGATCGCGATGGCCGACGCCAACCAGGTCGCGACCTGGGCGCAATACTACAAGTCGATCCTCAAGTGCACCGGCGCGATGACGGCGGCGCGCACGCTGCGACTGCCCGCCATCACCGGAATGGTGTGGCCGCTCATCAACGCGACGACGGGCGGCTTCGGGATCGTCGTGCAGTTCGTCGACGGCACCGGTGACATCGGCACCACCGTCACCGTCGCAGCGGCGGCTACGTCGAGCGTGGTCTTCGACGGGGCGAACGCGGCGAAGTTCTAACCCACACCGCCCGGCCCGCGGCGGGTGGGGTGAGCGACCGATTCGAGACTAGGAGTCACTGACCATGCAGAGCTTCCTCGACACCGCGCGCGCCTGGTGCGCGTCGCACCCGCTCGTCGTCGGCTACGCGCTCACCGCGCTCGTGACCATCGCGCTCCGCATCGCCGGGTCGGCCTGGTGGGAGTCGTTCAAGGCGTCGCACCCGCGCGTCGCTGCGCTGGCGAACCTTGCGCGCGCGCTCGGCTTCGACGCGCCGAAGCTCCTCGCCGCGCTCCGCGTGCTGCTCGGCCTGCCGCCTGCGCCGCCGTCCGGCGACGACAAGCCGAAGTCCCCGCCGACCGTCGTCGTGGGCGCGCTCTCCGCGCTTGCTTTGCTCGGTGCGCTGGGCGGCTCCGTCGTCAGCTGTGCCGGCGCGATCCCCGCCGTCGTGACGGTCGTCTCCGACGGCCTCTGCGTGCTCACGCACTTCGACGAACTCGCGGCCGCCGAGCGCGCGGGGGCTTCGACGTTCGTCGTCGTCGCCGCTCGCGTCGCTGGCCAGTGCGGGATCACCGTCGAGGCTGTCGTGCGGGCCTTCGGCGCGGAGAAGGCGTCGAGGGCCGCGCGCGCCGCGAAGGCGGAGACTGCGCCGCCCGCGTGCTCCGCGTCGGTGCGGCCGTGACGCTCCGCGCGCTCGGCCACCGCCGCACGGCGTTCGCGTTCACCGACGCGCATCCGCACGTGTCGGAGCACCCGAGGCTCAAGGCGGCTCCGAGCGCCGCGCCTCCGCCCGCCTGCTCGCTCGTCGGCGTCGCGCCTGCGGTGATGGACCAAGGCGGATCCGGCTCCTGCGAAGGGCACGGGTGGGCCTGCGGTATCACCACGCACTGCACGGCCATCGGCGAGCCGCTCGACTTCGTCGTCTCGCCGGCGAGCATCTACACGCCCGCTCGGTGCGTGGAGCGCGCGGCGTTCCCCGAGGGTCCAGCGGAGCCGCTCGGCGACGACGGCACCGACTCGCACGCGGTGATCCGCGGCCTCGGCGACTACGGCGTGCGGCCGATGCGCGCGCCGACGCCCGACGGCCGCTACTCGGACTGCGACGTGCCGACGATCAACGCCGAGCCGTCGCTCACCGATCTCCTCGAGGCCGACAAGACTCGCGTCTTCGGTGCGTACGAGATCACCGGCGACCAGGCGACGCGCGCGGAGGCGATCCGGTCGTGCATCGCGGCCGGCATCCCGGTCGTGATCGAGACCTTCGTCGACACGGCGTACATGCGCCTCGGCCGCGGCGTCGTCGTCGACAGCTGCGACCGCACCGACCCGCACGGCGGCGGCCACTGCCAGGTGATCCTGGCGTACCGCACGCGGCTCAACGGCGAGTGCGAGTTCCTGATCCGGAACTCGTGGGGCGTCGACTGGGCCGAGGACGGCTCGGCCTGGTGCACGGAGCGATTCATCGCGGCGGCGTGGGGCCTCTACGCCGTCGACGTCCGGAGGGCAGCGTGAAGCGCTCGATCATCATCGCCACGTTCGCGCTGCTCGGCGTCGCGTTCCTCGCCGCGCCGTGCGCGCTGACTGCGTGTTCGCCGACGCCCGCGCCGAAGCCTCCCGCGAGTGACGCGGGGCCCGAGCCGGCGGCCGACGACGTCTGCACGCACCTGCTCTCGCTCTCGTGCGCCGAGGGGATCGACCCCGCGTGCGCGCGCAAGATCGGGCAGGTGCAGGCCGATCGGCTCACGATCTGGCCGCTGCGCTGCTGGGCCGCGGCGCCCGATCGCTCCGCCGTGCGCGCGTGCGGCGCGATCGTGTGCCCGGAGCCGGAGCCGTGATCCCCTGGTGCGCCAGGTGCGGATCGCCCGCCGAGCACTCGCAGCTCTCGCGCTACGAGCTCGGGGGCGTCGTGCTGGTGCGCTCCTGGTGCCACGGCGAGACCGCGACGGCGCGGGTGCGGATCGCGGAGATCGAAGAGGCGCACCGCGCCGTGATGTTCGAGGCGCCGGTGGCGCCCGTGAGGCCCGCATGACCCTCGACGACGAAAAGATGCTCGAGCGCCGCCTGCGCCCCGAATGGCTGCGCGGCTTCGACGTCTCGAAGTTCCAGCTCGAGATCGACTTCCCCGCGGCCAGGGCGGGCGGCATCCGGTTCGGCTGGATCCGCGAGGGCGAGTCGACGTGGACGACGCCCGACGACCGCTGGCTCCGGAACTGGCCGGCCTGCCACGCGGCCGGCATCCCCTGCGGGCCGTACCACCCGGTGCACGGCGACGCGCCCGGCGCGGTGCAGGCGCGGATCCTCCGCGACCGCTGCCGCGACTGGGAGCACGGCCGCGACCTGCGCCCGGCGATCGACCTCGAGACGCGCGGCGGAGCGCCGCTGCACGAGGCCGAGGCGATGGCCGAGGAGATCGAGAAGCTCTTCGGCGTGGCGCCGATCATCTACACGGGGAAGTGGTTCGCGCGGGAGATCGGGCTGACGCGCTCGAGCCCGCTCGCCCGCTGCCCGCTCTGGCTCGCCGCGTACACCGACGCGCCCGAGCTGCCGGACGCGTGGGACCGCTGGCACGTCTGGCAGTACAGCGGCAACGGGCGCGCGCCGGGCGTGTCGACGGCCTGCGACCTCGACGTGATCCGCTCGCAGGCTGACCTCGACGAGCTCCTCGACGTCTCCGGCCGCGGGCCGACTGAGGTGCCGAGGGCGTCGAGCGATACCGCCCCACTCACCGAGGCCGAGCGCGCGGCTGCGGACTGGCGGGAGGTCCCGTGACCGAGCTGCTCGAGCTCGCCGCGGTGGTCGCATTGGTCGGCCTCGGCTCGCTCTCCCTGTGGGCTACGCACGTGGCGGACGACACACGGCAGTCGGTGCGTGAGATGCGCAGGAGCCTCCGGCGATGACGATCGAGATTAGCGTGGGCCTGGTCGGCCTCCTCGCAGGTGTGGCGACCACCGTCGTCGGATCAGCGGTGACCGTAGCCCTGGCTGCGCGCGACACGCGTCGCCTGGTCGACGACGTTCGCGCGGTGCTCGACCGGCTCGCGCGCGCGGAGGTCCGCGTCGAGGGGCACGCGGCGGAGATCGTTCGGCTGCGTGACGACCACGGCGAGGCGCTGGAGAGGCTCGCCCACGTCGAGGGCCGATGCCGGAGCGAACACGGCGGGGAGTAGCGGGCGGGCGCGGCAGAGCGCAGAGACGACAGCGGCCGGGGTCCCTCGCGGGGCTCCGGCCGTCGCTGCGTTTTGTCGGTCAACCCTTCGGAGATTCCGAACCGTTCGCGCGCCCCACCAACCGCACGACGCGCCCCGGTCCGTCGGCGACGATGCTGCGCGCCTCGGCGAGCGTGTAGCGGGCTGCGCTGCTCTGCGCCGACGTCCACGCGCGATCGCCGTAGAGGTAGTGCGCCGCGCCGCCCCAGCACCGCACGCGGTCGCACCGCACCACGTAGCGGCGGGGCGCGGTCATGCGTGCCTCCACGCATGGGTCACGACGAGCGCGAGCGCGCAGCCGCCGCACACCGGATGGCCGAGCGCGAACAGCCACAGCGCCGAGATGAGCAGCGCGCCGTCATCGGTCACGGCGACACCGGATGGTCCGCGGCGTCCCAGGCGGCGAGCGCCACGATGGCGTCCCTGCGCGCGATGTCCGGGCGCCCGTCGCCCTCGACCGCCGCATCCCATCTCCGCACCGCCTCCGCGAGCCTCCGCGCGGCTGCTCGTGTCGCGGCGTGGGCGGCGCGTTCGGTGTCCAGACTGGCCTGCAACGCCGCCACCTCCGCAGTGTGCCGAGCATTATGCACCGCGGGGTCGCACTCGCTGCCGTCGATGCACGGCTGACCAAAGCGCGCGCCGCAGTACCAGCACGGGCCGTCAAAAATGTCGCGTCCGCTGTCAGCCATTCGTCGCCCCCTTCGCCGCGAGCGCGCGGATGCTGCGCGCGCAGTCCGCAATCGCGTCGGCCGTGCCATCGTACGCGGCGACCTCGTCCGGGTCCGCAGCTAGTGCACGCTGGCGGTACAGGTCGCACGCATCGTCGCACACCTTCGCCGCCTCCTCCCGCGCCTGGCGGGCGGCGGCGAGACGAGCGGACGCGATGGCCTGGGCAACGTCAGCGAACAGCGCCGCCCGTGCGCCATCGATGACGTGTGCCGCGTCGCCGTCGTCGATCCATCGCGCGAACCCGCGGACGCTCGTTGCGGCATCGGCCACCACTGCGCGCACCGCCGCCTCGCGGTCCGCTCTGGTCATCGTCTCGTCCAGCAACTCACCCATCTCACCCTCCCCCCGCGCCGGAGCCCGACAGGACGAACACGAGCGTCAGCCACGGCCGCTCCGCCTGCCCGATGCGCGCGAGCTTGGCGCGCAGCGCGGTGGCCACCTCATCGTCAAGCTTCACGAGGTCGCCTTTGCAGCCCTTCGCCTGCTGCGTGCAGACGGCGCCCGTGATGGCCGCACTACGCGGGATGAACACCGCCGTAGCGCACTGGTCGCACGCCCACGGGTCGCACTTCGGATACGCGTCGCCCATCTCACCCTCCCTCTGCGCCCGACGGGGCGCGGCCTGCGCAGTGGTGTCCTGGGCCGGGACCGTGATAGCCGCACAGCCCGCACGTGCCGATCGAGTTGACCGGGTGGTTGTTCCATGCGGCGCGCTTCATCTCGGCGTAGCGCGCATGCACCTCGGCTGCCGCAGCCTTTCCCTGCGAGGCCAGCTCGGAGGCGATCTCGGGCGTCATCGGAGGCACCGCGGCTAGCGCCTTGATGGTCGACTCTGGCGGTCGCTCCCCACCCCCGACGCCCTGCCCGGCGGCGAGCGAGGAGGCGAGGGAGTCGCTGTAGATGCGGTCGGCGATGAGCATGACGCCCGCCTCGGCGTTCTCGGCGTTGGCCTTGGCAACGTCCCAGGCGTGGGCCTGACGGTCCGCGGTGCCCGGCGCCTTCCAGTACGCGGCCTCGGCATCGCGCATGATGCGCCTCGCGCGGCCCCACGCGTTCAGCGCCTCCCGCATGGCGGCGTCGGTGGGGCGGGTGGGGTCAGCCACGGGGCGGCTCCTGGGTGACGCGACGGGCGTACTCCGCGCGGTACTCCGCGGCGGCGTCTTCGTTCAACACGATCACGCGCGAGTAGTCGACCATCCACGACTTGACGGCCTGCTTCGTGTGCCACGCGTCAATCGCGGCCTGAAGTTCGTCGATGGCCACGATGCTGTCGAACGCCTCCTCGTGCATGTCGTTCTCGCAGAGGTCCGACACGATGCGCTCGGCCGACAGGTGCGGCAGCCCGTGCACGTCGCAGGCGTAGACGTAGAACGCGCGCTCCATGCCATCGTCCTCGTCTTCGATGTGCTCGATCGCCTCTTCCAGCGAAGACGCGTACTCATCTCGGCTCTCGTCGAACACGGGGCCGTCGTAGGTCGCGGCGTCGATGACGGTGGCCTTCGCGAACCGCGCGGCCTCGCGCATCCACGCGGCGTCCATCTCGCAGTCGCGGCACATGATGCGGTGCCGCTTCTCCGTCGGCTTGCCGCACTTGCTGCACACGCTCGGCGCGCAGCAGTCGACCGCGAGCCTGCGGGCTTTCGCGTCGCCGTCGCGATGAACGCCGCCGACCACGTTGCCGCACGCACCGCACGCGTAGGCGATGACGTCGGGTGTGCCGGCGCGAGTGAGCGCAATCGGTTCGCGCTTCGTGTTGGCCATCTCGCTCACTTGCTTCCCCTTCCGCTGTCCGCGTACGCCGACGGCGAACACCTCGGGCTCGCACGTCGCCGCGTCGTAGTCCACAACGCGGATCAGCGCGTCCACCAGCGCCTCGTCGCTCTTCCCCGCGTCCGCCGCGATGGGGGGAGGGGCGGAGCGCCTCTCGACCTCCGCGATCGCCTCCCGCCACAACGCGTACTCGTCGCCCGTCTCGTCGCGCGGCATCCCCAGCGCCTCGCGCAGCTCGTAGCCGCAGCGCCCGACGGCGCAGCGATCGGCCACGGCACGCCGCTCGATGGCGGCCACGTCGGCGGCGGTGATGGTGCTCACGACGGCCACCCGATGACGAACCGGCCGCCCACCGGCCCAATCGGCCAGCCGCCCATCGCGAAGATCGCCAGCAGCGGCGCCCACGGATCGGCCTTGTCGGGCAGGCCGACGATGTGCGCGGCGGACCTGGCGGCGGACCTGGCGGCGGACCTGGCGGCGGACCTGGCGGCGGACTCGGCGGCGGACCTGGCGGCGGACCAGGCGGCGGACTCGGCGGCGGACCTGGCGGCGGACCAGGCGGCGGACCAGGCGGCGGACCTGGCGGCGGACCTGGCGGCGGACCTGGCGGCGGACCAGGCGGCGGACTCGGCGGCGGACTCGGCGGCGGACTCGGCGGCGGACCAGGCGGCGGACTCGGCGGCGGACCAGGCGGCGGACAGCCGCATGATCTCGATCTCCGTCGGCACATTCTTCGCGCTGAACTGCGCGAGCGCGGCGACGTGCTCTGCGACGAGCGCGCGCAGCTTGTCGAGATCGGGTGGACCCGACGGCTTGAACCACGGGTACTTCGGCAACTCGCGCAGCAGCGAGACGACGCGCCAGCCCTGCGGCCCGAACGCCTCATCGATCGGCACCTCGCGCACGACGCGGAGCCGACGCACGCGCATTTTGGGCTCGTCGCTCTGGCGCCACAGCACGTTCGACTCGCGCACGGCGACCTCGAAATACGCGCGGTCGAGCGGGTTGCCCGGCTCGTCGCCGCGGTTGCCGCCGAACTGGTTGTGGCGGAGGCACGCGTCGAGCGTCTGCATCACGTGCAGCCCCGCGGCGCACTGGCCCTCCGAGGCCGGCGCGAACTGGCCCGGAGCGAGTCGCACCACCTCGCCGACGGCGTAGCGCGTGGTGCCCGTGCGGCAGTCGGTGCCGTCGCGGCGGGTGGTCTTGTACGCGGTGATCAGTCTGCTCGGCATCTTCGTCCCCTTGCTGCTCTCGCTCACGCTGCCCTCCATGCCGCCGAAGCGGACTCGATCGCCCTCTGCTTCGCGCGTCGCTCGCGCATCTGCTCCCGGCTCGCGCAGGCCGCGCACCAGCCCTTGAGCCGGTGCGGCCGGTCGGCCCTCCCGCACGCTCGGCACGCGGCCGGCTTGCCGCCGGTGCCCCACAGTCGCGCGTCTGTGCGCGCGCCCCCGAGCGCGTAGAGCCGCTCGCCGTCCGGCCACGCAGCGAGGAACGCAAGCAACTCGTCGAGTCGCTCCTCGGGCACGTAGCGGCGATGCCCAGGCTTGCGGCCGCCGACGGTGCCGGGGCCAGCGATCGCGCGCCGAAACTCGATACCGAGGCGCTCGCACGCCTTGGCGACACGAATGCGGCAGAACCCGAACTCGCGCTCGATGCTGTATGGCGTGAGCCTGCCGCGGTTCGGCGCGCCGAGGTGGCGCTTGCTGGCCAGCGACTCGACGGCGCGGCGGGTGCGCCCGAGTTCGCGCGCGATCGATGTCGATCCGCGAACGCCCCACGCGCGCTCGACGACGCGGACCTCGGCAGCGGTCCAGGCGCGGCCGCGCATCACGGCACCGCCCGCATCTCGCCGAAGCACGCGCAGCACGGCAGCGCCTCGCCGCACGTCGGGCACACGAAGCGTGCGACGCCGCGGCGGCAGAACGAGCACGGCGCGCCGTACGTGTTGAGCCGCCGCCCCTCGCAGACGCGGCACTTCGGCCGCGGGCGACGCGCGTGCGGCATCGCGAGCTGGATCGGGGCGGTCACGACTGCAGCTCCGCGTGTCCCGGCTCGATGGCGTCCGGCGCGTCGACCCACACGCGATCCGACGACATCGAGAACGCGCCCATCTCGCTGCCGAGCAGCGTCCGCGGCTCCGGGAACTCGCGCACGCGCAGGCTCTTCGGCCACTCCAGCGGATCTCCGCCCTTCGGATGCTTCTGCGGGTGCGTCTCTCCGTCGTCTTCGGGGTACGGGCCCATCTGCTTCATGAAGACGGGCGTCTTCGCGCGTCGGCACTGCTCGATGAGCGACTCCGCCCACGCAACGTCGAGCGCGCGCGCTTTCGGGCCCGACTCCCCGCCGACGATCACCCAGTTCACGACGTCGGGATGCGGCGGCTCGGTGAACCCCGAGTACAGGAAGATCGAGAGGTCGACGGGTCCGAGGAGCGGCTCCGCGCTCACGAACTTCACGGCCGCCGGCGTCTCGACGAGGTGCGGGAGGCGCTCGTTCGCGCGCGCCTGGTCCTCGACGCTGACGCCGACCCAGATCCACGGCGCCGGCGTCGTCGCTGGGTTCGAGATGCCGACGCCCATGAGCGCCGGCCGCTTCGCTCGAATCGCGTCAGCTTCGCGCAGCACGCGCTCGTAGAGCCTCGGATCGCTCAAGTACTTCCGCGCGCGCACCGCCCGCTTCGTGAGCACCTGGAAGGTGTGCCGAGGCGCGAGCAGCATCACCGCCCACACGCGATCGATCACCTCGTCCGGCACGCCCTCGTAGAAGAGGTCGCCCATGTCGGCGACGAAGATCCGCGACGGATCGCGCAGCCGGAGCGGCATCTCGAGCTCGGCCTCCCACAGCCGCGAGAGGCCCGTCCAGCGTGGCCCGCCCTTCGAGAACGTCGCGAGGCCTTCGTACTTCGGCGTGTGCCGCAGGCGCGTCGCCGCGAGCCGCTCGGCGTAGCACCCCTCGCATCCCGGCGAGGCGCGCCGGCAGCCGTTCACGATCGGCCACGAGACGTCCGTCCACTCGATGCTCGTCTTACCCACGTTGCACCTCCCGCCGCGCCCCACGCTTCACCGCGCGCCGCTCCGCCGTGATCGCGAGGCGAATCGCTCTCTCGATCGAATCCTCGTGATCGCGCCGCTTCTCGTTCTCGGTCCTCGCGCCGCGCATGCGCACGCGCTCCGGATCTTCTGCGTACGCGTCGAGGTCACGAATCTCACGCAGGCATGCCCGCGCCCGCTGCTCGATGGTCTTCATGTCGCATCCGCCTTTCCCCTGAACTCCCCGAAACAGCTGCAGCACGGCAGCGCCTCGCCGCACGTCGGGCACACGAAGCGTGCGACGCCGCGGCGGCAGAACGAGCACGGCGCGCCGTACGTGTTGAGCCGCCGCCCCTCGCAGACGCGGCACTTCGGCCGCGGGCGACGCGCGTGCGGCATCGCGAGCTGGATCGGGGCGGTCACGACTGCAGCTCCGCGTGTCCCGGCTCGATGGCGTCCGGCGCGTCGACCCACACGCGATCCGACGACATCGAGAACGCGCCCATCTCGCTGCCGAGCAGCGTCACGAGCATCTTCTCGGCGATGGCCTTCGCGGCGCCGACTGGAACGGCGTTCCCGATGCGCGATCTCATGTCGCTCGTGCGGTGGCCCGCGAGCGCGAGCGGCGCGCCGTTCAGCGTTGCCGGCAGCCCCTGCAGCGCCGCGAGGTCGAGCAGCGTGAGCGGCCGGTGCCAGGTCGCGTCGCGCGCGACGAGCACCGGCGGGCGGTCGAGCGGGCGCGCGGCGCTCCAGTCGATCGCCTCGTGCACGCGCGGATCGGCAACGGCCGCGGGCGCGTTGTCGATCTTGTGGTGCCCCGTGATCGTCTTCGCCGGCTCGTCCCACGCGAGCACCCCGTAGGCCCCCGCGCGCGGCTCGCACGTCAGCCGCGGATCCGCGACGGCGTACGCCCCCTGCCCGACGGCGCTCCCACCGGCGACCGTCGGCGAGGCCTGGTCCCAGCGGAGCACGCCGTAGCCGCGGTCGTAGGCGGTCTTCACGCGCGGGTCCGCGACGCCGAAGACGCCGTTGGTGCCCGAGCCCGCGATCGTCGCGACCGGCTCGTCCCACGCGTTGATCTTGTACCTGCCGAACACCTCGCGGCGCGCCTGGCCGTCAGCGAGCACGCCCTCAAGGTCTCGCCAGTCGCCGCCTGCGGGGATGAGCGCGAGCCGGAGCCAGTTCGTCGGCGTGAGCTTCGGCAGCCGGTGTAGCGGTCCGCCCTCCGCGGCCTCCGGCAGCGGCAGGCCGCCGAGGACCTCGCCGCAGCCGCGGACGCGCTTCTTCGGGGGCTGGTAGAGCAGGTGCGGCAGCGCCCGCGCGCGCCTCGCGACGAGCAGGAAGCGGCTCCGGCGCTGCGCCAGACCGCCGATCTCGCCGCAGTCGTGCGTGCTCTCGTGCAGCACGTAGCCCGCGCCGCGCAGGAGCTTCCGCACGCGCGCGAGGAGCGCGGCCCCGCGGTGCGCGATCCCCTCGACGTTCTCGAGCAGCAGCAGCCGCGGCGGGTCGTCGGGCCACGTCGCGAGCACGAGCTCGAGCCACACGACGACGAGCTCGTTCAGCGCCTGGTACTTCGGCGACCGCGAGACGCGCGCAGGGAGCAGCCGGCTGTAGCCCTGGCACGGCGGGCTGCCGAAGATGACGTCGGGCGCGCGCTCGCCCATCAGCTCGCGGAGCATCCCCGGCGTCACCTCGCGGACGTCGGCGCAGAGCGCGGGCGACCGGGTGAGCGTCTCGAAGTCGGCGCACGAGAGCGGATCGAGGTCGATCCCGCCGACGCTCTCGAAGCGCGCGCCCCGGCCGAGGAGCGAGATCGCGGCGTCGAGGAACCCGAGCGCGCCGGCGCCGAGGCCGCAGAAGAAAAAGCCGGCGCGGTAGGTGGTCGAGGGGTTCACGCCCGCCTCGTGTAGGGGCACGACTCCTGGCCGCAGATCGGGCACAGGAAGAGCCGCCCGCTCGAGGTCTCGGTCGCCTCGCGCTGCATCTCCTCGATGCCCTCGTGCGCGGCCGCGCGCAGGCGTGCCGCGAAGTCACTGAAGTCGGGCACGGTGACGGTGTCGAAGCGGAGCGCGCCGCCCGTGCCGTCGTTGGGGCCGCCGCCCTGTCGCTGTCGCTGGCTCATCTCAGGCCTCCGTCCGTTCCACGCGCTCGACGAAGAGCGCGCCGTGCTTGTGCGACTCGACGAACTCGCGCACCGCCTCGCGGTGGTCGACGCTCTCCTGCTCCGCGAGCGTTGCGAGCACCGCGCCGGAGAGGTCGTCGCGCGTGATCCCGAACTCGTCGCTCGGCTCGTGGACGTCACGCAGCATCGCGGCGGTCGCCGCGCGCTCGACGATGCCGGCGATCATCGCGCCGTTCGTCATGTGGCCGAGCGTGATCGGGTGCTTCTCCGTCTTCGTGACGACGCGGAACATCGCGGCCGCGTCGCCGAAGAGCTCGCGCGCCGCGTGCCCGGCGAGCGCCGGAATCGGCTCGCGCGTCGGGCGCCCACGCAGCGCGAGAGCGAAGATCCGCACGGCGTCGGCCTTCCCGGGCCGTCCGATCCGCACCTTGCGATCGATGCGCCCGTCTCGGACGACGGCCGGATCAAGCGCGTCGGGGCGGTTCGTCGCGAGCAGAACGAGCGCGCCGGACTCCTCGAGGCCGTCCATTTCGGCGAGGAACTGCGGGACGATCGTGCGCTCCATCCCCGATCCGATCGAGGAGCCGCGCGCGCCGAGGATCGCCTCGGCCTCGTCGATGAACACGACGGCGGGGTGGCCGTGCTGCTTCGCGTACGCGCGCGTCGACGCGAAGATCTCGCGAATCTTCCCCTCGGCCGCGCCGACCCACTGGCTCAGGATCTCGGGGCCCTTGATGTAGAGGAAGCCGGCGGAGGCGGTCTGCCCGTGGACGCGCGCGAGCGCCGTCGCCGTCGCCTTTGCGATCAGCGTCTTGCCGCAGCCCGGGGGGCCGTAGAGGAGCACGCCGCGGACCGGCCGCTTGCCGTAGCGGGTGAACACGTCGCGGTGCTTGTGCGGGAGCTCGATCGCCTCGACCAGCGCGGCCTTCGCCTCGTCGAGGCCGCCGATGTCCTCCCACTGGACCGGCGCCGTGCGCGCGAACGCGAACTCGCTCTGCGCGCGCGGAAGCACCCGAAGCACGACGGACGCCGATGCGTCGACGACGACGCGATCGCCGCCCTCGACCTCGGCCTCGCCGCGCGCGATCGCGCGCACCGAGGCGTTGTGATCTATCTCGACAACGTCGCCCGCGACGCGGCGCACGACGCAGACCTCGCCGACGGAAGCCGGGTTGCGATCGACCTCGGCGATCTGCCCCGTCTTCGCGAGCTTGACCTGCATCCCCGGCTTGAGGCCGCCGATGTCGTTGACCTCGATCGGCACGCCGCCGACGAGGACCGTCGCCTTCCCGCCGCCCACGCGCAGCACGAGGGCGAGCTGCTTCGGCGCGTCGGTGATCGACTTCAGCTGCGCCTGCAGCGTGTTGATGATCTGCTCGGCCTCCGCGAGCATCCGGCGCGCATCGCCGGAAGGCTGCGGATAGCCCGGCGGGTAGCCCAGCATCTCGCGATCACGGTCGCGACTGCGGCTGATGACGACGTCGTCGAGCCGGAGCATCACCGGGCCGAAAGGAACGTTGAAAGGGTTTCTCGACATCGGCTGCACCTTCCTCGCTCGTTGCTTCGATTTCGGTTCGGTTTTCTGATTTCGTTCGCGCCAACGGGCGTCGAAGCGCTCTCGGGACTTCACTCGTCGTCTCCCGCGGCGCGCGCGCGCATGTCCTCGGCCGGCGCCTCGGCGGCGCGCCGCGCCTGCAGCACCTCGAAGCGCCGCATGAACTCGTCGCGAGCGCGCTCGGCGCACCATGCCTCGATCCGCCTCGTGAGCGGCTTCGCCCCCGGCAGCCCGTCCGCGTGCGCGCGCAGGTCGCGCTTCTCGGTCGCGAGCAGACGCGCGTCGGCGAGGCGGACGCTCGGCGGCATCGCCAGCGGCAGGCCGAACCGCTCCGCGATGACGCGCTCGAGCTGCCGCTCGGCGGCGCGGTAGCTCGCGAGCGCGGGCGCGCGCTTCACCGGCGACGGCACGTCGACGAGGTACGCCTCCGTCGCGTCGTGGAGCAGGCCCCAGAGCGCGTCGTCGGGGTGGCAGGCGTGGGAGACGAGCACCGAGTGCTGCGCGACCGAGTAGTGCGCGCAGGCCACGTGCCCCGCGAAGCGGCAGAGGCGCGCGAGCGCGTGCGCGATGTCCTCGATCCGCACCTCCTCGGCGCGGGGGTCGAGCGGCCAGAAGCGGACGCCCGAGTGCGTGAGGATCCAGCCCGCCGGATCGCGCGCGGGGGCGCCGTCGATGCGCTCCTCGTCGAGCGCGCCGCGCGCCTGCAGCTCGCCCTCGTAGGCGGTGAGGACCTCGCCGACGAGGTGGCCGGGGACGAGCCCCGCGGGGAAGCCCGACGGCGCGGTCGCGCGCGCGCGGATCTCGGCGCGGCGCCAGGCGGGGATCGTGGGCTTCACGACGCGCCCCTCGCCGCCTTCGCGGCCTCGCGCGCGACCCGGATCCACTCCTCGGCGCTCGTCTGCCCGCCGATCGCGAGCTGCGCCGCGAGGATCCCGATCACGGCCGATCGCTCGTCGCGGGTGCTCGTCTCGATCGCGGCGCGGGCCAGGTTCAGCTTCACAATCGCCGCCGTCGAGATCGCGCCGGGCGCCGCGTCGTACACGCCGACGTTGCGGCCGATCGCGTCGAGCGCGCGCCCGCGCTCGTCGGCGATCTTCTGCACGTCGCGCAGATCGGCGACGAGCCCATCGACGCGGAGACGCAGCTCGTTCGCGAGCTTCGCCTCGTCGTCGCGGTCGCGCGTGATCTTGGCGGCCTCCGCCGCACGCGCGGCGTCGTACTCGGTGAGCCAGCGAATGCGCGAGGCAAGGTACTCGCCCGCGCGCGTGCACAGCTCGCGTGGCACGCCGGTCGCGTCGAGCGCGGCGTGCGCATTCGCGATCTCGTCGATGTTCTCCTCCCGCGCTCGCTCGGCGCGGGAGGCGCGGGGCTTCTTCTGGTTCGTGGGCATCGCGATCTCCTCGTGTCGTTGGTGAGCGGTGCGGGAGTCGAACCCGCGCGCGCCGGCCGTCGTTCGGGATCCTTCCGTTCCCCAGCTGCGCGCTCCGGTCCGCCCGTGCGCCCCTCGCGGGGCGGTCGTCAGAACGGCAGCTCCTCGCGCTCATCGAGAGCGATCGTCTCGACGTCGAGCGGCGACTTCGCGAACGCGATCGCCTTCACGACGAAGAAGCGCCGGCCGCGGTGCTGCCGTGCGAGGCGCTGCGCCTCTTCGAGCGCCAGCTCGCGCGTGACGTGCTGCTTGTTCGGCGTGAAGTCGCCCCACGCCGCCCCGTTGCGCGCGCCCGGCTCGCACCAGACGAGGAAGAAGCAGTCGCCTTCGCGGATCGGGGCCATCAGGCGGCCTCGCCTTCGCGCTTCGACGGAAGCTGCGGCGCGACCGGCTCGCCCTTGCGGTGCGCCTTGAAGGTCTCGCTCGTGACCTTCTCGATCGCGCCCGCCTCGTGCAGCTTCGCGAGCACGCGGCGCATCGCGGCGGACTTCTGCCGCCGGATCCCCTGCTCCTCGTGCAGCGCGCCGATCGCGTCCTCGATCGCGCTCTTGCTGATCTTCGCCGCCGCCTGCGTGCGCTCGGGCCCGAGCTCGTCGCGGAGCACCTCGTACGCGGCGCCGTAGCTGATCTCGTCCTTCTGCTCGAGGACGGGGCCCCACTCGTTCCCGTTGCCGAGGTCGATCGGGCCGGTCGCCTTCACGTGCGCTTGCAGCGCCGCGCGCATCCGCCGGCCGAGCGCGTCGATCATCGGCAGCATCACCGCTGCCTTCTGCGCGAGCTCGGGCGCGAGCGGGCCGACTTCGAACGGCGCAGATCCCTCGGCGAGCAGCGCGCGCAGGCGCGACGTCTTCGCGGGGCAGGTCGCCTCGGAGGGGCAGTAGGTGCAGTGCGGGCCCTCGACGAGCTCGAGCGCCTCGCCCGCGGCGAGCGCGGCGCGCTGGGCCTCGACGCGGGCGGCGCGCGCTCGGATCCGCGCTTCGATGCGGTCGAGCGCCGCGGCCCGGAGCAGGCTCGTCACGTCCCAGGTGCCGTTGCCCGGGCCCGGGAACACCGCCGCGACGCGCACCGCCTCGGCGCCCGTGAAGCGCGCCCAGAGGAGCGCGAGCGAGAGCAGCTGCTCGTTCCGGTCGGCCCCGGTGACGTTCGCCGCGTCGCCGCTCTTGTAGTCGACGACGACGAGCACCGAGCCCACCGGGCAACGCGGCTGCGCGGGCTCGGAGAGGTCGAGCGGCTCGGGCTCCGACCAGATCACGTCGGCCTGGCCGGGGAGCAGCGCGCCCGCGGGGAGCTCGGGGTAGTCGCCGCGGCCGCCGCGCGTGCGCACGACGCTCCCGTCGACGAGGAGGCAGAGCCCGACCTCGACAAGCGCGCCCTCGGGCGGGCACCACGTGAAGGAGCGCAGGCGCGCGCCCACGATCGCGGTCGCCCGCTCGTCGAGGCCCCACCGCTGCGCGATGTCGGGCCACTGCACGAGCGACGCCTCGAGGCTGTCGGTCCCGCGCAGCGCGAGGGCCTCGTGCAGCGCGCTTCCCTCGTCGGCGGCCTCGTTCTCCGACTCGATGGTCGGGAGCACCGCGGAGCCCGTGCACTTCGAGAGGAGCGGCTGCCGCGAGGCCGAGCCCAGGATCGCGGCGCTCACAGCTTCGTCTCCTGCGCGCCCGCGGCGGCGATCAGCTCGTCGGCGCGCGCCTTGATCGCGTCGCGCGCGGCCTGGTACTCGGCGTCGGAAAGCGCCTTCACGCGCCCGCCGGCGCTCGCATCGCTTTCGTCCTCCCAGACGAGCAGCCCGTCGACCGTCGGGCACGCCTTGATCTCGGCGATGATCGCCGACGCCTCGGCGCCGAGCGCGCGCTCGGGCACCGGCACGTGCGCCGAGACGACGTCCACGTCGACGATCGCGCGGCCGAGGCGATCGAGATCGGCGGGCTTGTCGTCGTCGAGCTCGAGCGTCTTCGCCATCTCGGTCGACTGCGGCAGCCACTTCCACCCGCGGCGGAAAACGGTCTTGCGCGCCATCTCGTCGTAGTGGTCCTTCCACGGACCCGAGCGCCCGGCCTTCGAGCCGTTGCGGACGGCGTCGATCTCGTGCCGGTACATCACCTCGCGCTGGACGCTGCCGTCCTTCAGGTGCGCGATCATGTACGCGGCGATCAGCGGGCCCGGGTCGGTCGGTCCGACCGCCTTCCCCTGCTCGTCGAACTTCGGCACGAACGGCTCGTGATGGATCCGGGGGTTGTCGCCGCGCGCGTAGGTGAAGACGTCGCGCGCGTGCACGACGGCGACGTCGACGGACGCGATCTCGCCGCTGCGGCGCGCGAGCGCGAGCAGCCCCTTGAACCCGATCACGAGCTGGCAGTCGGTGCCATAGGGGATCAGGTAGGCGTGACCGAGCGGGCTGTTCGGCTCGAGCCCGAGCTCCGAGCACGCGGCGAGCGCCATGATCAGCGTCTCGGGCTTGCAGTCCGCGAGCTTCGGCGTGCGCGTGAGCGACGCGAGCGCGATCTTGAGGAAGCGGTCGACCGTCAGGTGCTTCGGGAGCACCGCCTCGAAGCTGTTCTTGCGCGCCAGGATCATGTCGGCGACCGACCGCGCGCCACCACGCTGCACCATCTGTCCGTTCCCGTTGGCCATGCGTCCTCCTCGCGCCGTCGATGCGGCGCTCACGTGTGCGTTGGGGGCCGCGCGCTCACTGAGCCGCGGCCGCCTCCTCCTCGAACTCGAGCCCCTCGATCGCGAGCGCGCCGTCGTCGACGACCGTCGCGAAGACCTGCCAGCCGCCCGCGCACGCCTCGCGCAGGAAGTCGTCACGCCGGCTCGGCGCGAGGTGCTCGAGGTGGTCGACGATGAGGATCGGCGCCTTGTTCAGGCGCTTCGCGATCGAGACCGCGAGGCGCAGCTGCTGCCCCGACGAGAGCGAGTCGATCGCGATCCCGTCCACGCGGATCGCCTCGCCCTCGATCTCGAGGCCCTCGATCCCGCCGATCTCGGCCATGAGCGCGCGCGGCGCTTCCGTCGCGAGCGCCTTCACGATCGCGTCGAGCCGATCGGCCTCGGCGTTCGCGGCCTTCGTCTTCTCGGCCGCCGCGACGCGCGCGGCGTTCGCGGCCCGCGCGGCCTCGGCGCGCTCGGCGGCGGCGAGCAGCTCGCGCGCGCGGTCGATCTCGGCGTCCGCCCGTGCGATCTCGTCCGTCGTGGGCGCGGTCGGGGCGGCGGCGGCGAGCGTCGCCTCGAGCTCGTCGGCCTGGTGCCGGAGAGCGGAAGCCTCCTTCCGCGCCTCCTCGATCTTGGCGAGCTGCTGCGAGGCCGCGAAGAGGCGCTGCTCGCCGCGCGTGACGGCCGCGCGCGCTTCCTCGACCAGCTGCAGCAGCTCCGCGAGCTTCGCCCGCGCCCGCGCGACTTCGGACCGCTCCGAGTCGACGGCGACGCCCGCGGCGGTCCACTCGTTCTCGCTGCGCGCGTTGAGCGCGGCGTCCGCGCGGAGCTTCGCGATCCGATCGCGCGTCCCCGCCGTGCGAGCCTCGTGCGCCTTCGCGGCATCGATCGCCGCGCGCAGGGTCGACGCGTGACGCTCTGCGATCTGCTGCTGCTCGAAGGCTTCGGCGGGCGAGATCGTATCGGCGGAGACGCCGACGGCCGCGGACGTCGCCTCGCGCGAGAGGCGCTCGAGCTCCGCGTTCGCGGTCTTCGCAGCCGCGTTCGCCGCGGTCCGGCGCTCGTACGCGACCTTGTGCAGGCGCTTCACGACCTCGAGGCCGTGGCCGGAGCAGTCGAAGCTCTCGAGCGACGGGACCCACTGGCGCAGGCGCTCGAGCGTCACGGTGCAGGGCACCGCCTCCTGCAGCATCCGCACGCGGTCGGCCGGCTTCGCGCCGATGAACGAGATCACGTCGAACGCCGACAGCCCGAGGCGCTCCTGCAGCCACGTCTGCGGCTTCATGATCTTCGCGTCGCCGTTGACGACGGTGGGCTGGCCCACGCCCTTCGCGGTGATCGAGCGCTTCACCGTCGTTCCGTCGTCGAAGCCGACGAGCAGCGTCGTCTTCTCCGCGCCGCGGCGGATGACTTCGACGCCGAGGTCGGTGCCGCGCAGCGCGGCGGTGATCGCGTCGAGGTGCGAGGTCTTGCCCGCGCCCTCGTCGCCCGAGAGCTTCAGGCCGTTGCGGGGCACGTCGATCCGCGACTCGGTGATGCCCCTGAAATTCTCGATCTCGATGCGGCAGATGCGACGGATGGGCATGGAATCCTCCTCGGACTGGTCGTCACGCGGCGCGGCGCGCGGCCGCGAACAGCTGGGAAAAGGCGCGCTCGGGCGTCCGGCCGACGCCCGCGAAGCACGCGCGCGAGGTCTTGCTGGCGCGCGCGATCCGCCAGACGCCAGCGATGCGGATCGCGATCACGAAGGCGTCCGGCGTCATCGGACGGCCTCGCAGGCGGCGACGATGGCCGTCAGCACCACGATCGTCGGCGTCGTGCCGTTGAACTCCGCGCGCCACGGCTGGCCGTCACGCGTCAGGCGCACGCCGCCGTCGTCGTAGAGCCAGACGCGGACGTCGCCGCGCACGTAGCCGCCGAAGGCGTTGGCCGGCGCGAAGCCGATCGCCGCGAGCTCGTCGCCGTTCATCTCGGCGGCGGTGCCGAGCGGCGCGGCCGCGATGCGCTCGGCGGCGGTCACGGCTGCACCTCGGCGAGCCAGCGGTCGAAGGCCGGGTGATCGTAGACGGGGTCACACCAGTGGCAGCGCTGGCCCGTCGCGGCGCGCCAGGCGGCGATCTGCTCGCCGATCCAGGCGATGAACGCGGCCATGGTGCTCGGCCCGCGCGCGTCGAGCGGGCGCCCCGTCGCGCGGCAGAACGCCACGAAGCGCGGGTTGATGCCGGCGCTCACGACTCGCCCCCGTAGACGCTCGCGAGCGCCGTCTCGTGGTCGCCGTCCATCGCCTCGGCGTCGCGCTCGGCCGCGCACTCCGCGTCCTCGGCCGCGCACTCCTCGCAGAGCGACGCGTGATCGAAGTCCACGACGCCGTGCTTGCGCTCGCCGCAGCCCTCGCAGGCGCGCTCGTCGGGGCACACCCACTCGCCGCGGTGCTGGTGCATCTCGCAGTCGCACTCGGGGCACTCGGGGCCGCCGGCGTCGGGCTCCATCGCGTCGTAGCGGGCCTGGGCGGCGTTCAGCTGGCGGCGGGCGGCGGCGTGGTCCATGGCGGGGCTCCTGGTCGCGCTCCGGAGCAGTTTGCCCCGTCGCGTGACTAGATATGCGCCTAGTCGTGCAGCCTGTCAACGACGACTAGTCACAAATCGGCCGAGCCCCGGAAATTCAATGTCCGCCGCGGGTGACAGGACGCCCGGCTCGGCGCGAACCTGGATCGCAGATGCCCTTCGACCTCGCCGACGCCGAAGCGCTCGCGCAACGCGAGCTGCGCCTCGCTTGCCTCGACGGCCACGACGCGCCCCCGTGGCGCACGCTCCTCAGCCGCCGCGGCGTGCGCGTCGCGCGCTACGACTCGCGTTCGCCCATCTACCGCGCGAGCGGCGTCGGAGCGCCCGGGCTCGTGAACGGAACACGCACCGCGTACGTGTGGGACGGCCTGAACGAGCGCGACACCGCGTACACCGCCTGCCACGAATGGTGCCACCTGATCGTCAGCGGCGACGGCCTCGAGCTCGCGTGCCCGCTCGAGGCGTTCTGCAACCGGTTCGCAGCGGCGGTGCTCACGCCCGCCGACTCTGCGCGCCGCGCATGGAAGGCGGCGCCGCGCGACCTGCTCGCGATGCACGCGCTCCGGCCGCAAACGTCCGCGTCGGTACTCACGATGCGCGTCGGCGAGCTCGGGCTCGCGCCCATCGCGCTCTACGACCGCAAGGCGCCGCGCTACTTCGTTGGCGTGCAGCGCTCGCGCGCACTCGACCGGCTTGTGGCGGAGGCGCGGCGCGAAGGATACGCGGCGAACGACTGCGGGCGCGCGTGGCGCCTGCCGGACAATGAGGCGCGCGTGGGCGTGCTGGTGGCGGCGTAGCGATGAACGCGCAACGCACAATCGGCCTGGTCTCGGGCGCGGGCTCCCTCGCGTTCGGTGTGCAGGTCATGAACGGCGACCGCTTCGTGAGCATGTTCGTGGACCCCGGCGGCCGACAGCGGGGCGAGCTGCTCACGTTCGATCGCGACGGCGCGCCGCAGCTGGCGGCGGTGTTCGCGGCGGTGCTTGCGCAGGCCGACGCCGTCACCGCGGCTCAGGGCAGCGTCGACGAGTGGTCCGTCGAGATCGGGGGCGCCGTGTCGTCGACGTCGGAGGCGCGCGCGACGATCTCGATCGGGGGAAGCCGAGAAGACGCGCGGCTGGTCGTCAGCGCGCTCGATGCGACGTCCCGCCGCGCGCTTTCGGTCGTGGCGCTGGCCGTCGAAGACGCGAACGCGTGCAAGGTCCACATCGAGGCAGCGATCCGCGATGCGGCTGCGGCGGGCGGCCTCTGCGTCGGGCCGCGAGCGAAGGCGACGGCGCGTGAGCGCGGGCGACAGAATCGGACCGCGATCATGCTCGGGATCTTGGCCGCGCTGATCGCGCTGCTGTTCGCGTGGTGCCGATCGAACTTCTGAGGCGTCAGCGCTTCTGCGGCGCGTCGGGATCGTCGGGCTCCGGCTCGAACACCGCGCCGCCCATCGGCTCCGTCGGGATCGGCGGGAGTAGGCCATCGCGCGCCGTGCGACGGATCTCCGCGAGCCGCACCATGTAGATTTCGACGGAGAGATCCTTCGCCTTCGCGCTCGACGTGCGGCGGTCGGTCTCGGGGTCGTGGTCGAACCAGTAGCGCACAAGGTCGGACGCGTCGCGGTAGGCGTCGGTCCGGCGCACCTGCTCCTTGGCGTCGAGCGGCGGCCCGGCGTCTTCGGTGGGCTCGACGACGCGAAGGGCAGTGCGGCCCGCCAGTCGCTCGGCGGTCGTGCCGTATGTCCTCGCGAGCACGGTCATCGCTTCGTCAGGCACCGGCGCGCCGCGCTCCCATCGGCTCACTGTGATGGCGTCCCGGCCAACGATCACCGCGATCTCCTTCTGCGTCTTGCCGATGGCCTCGCGCGCCGCCTTGAGCCTCGCGCCTCTGGGCTTGTCGAGCTTGATCGTCGCCATGGCGCCGAGACTAGGCATGCGAATCCCCCGAGAAAATGAGGCGGAGCGCGAGAAGTCTTGACTAGGCGCCATCGCAAGCGCAACTTACTAGGCATGGCTAGTCGAAAAGGACGCCGGGCTAACCGAAAGGCGGCCCCGCCGCGCTGGAACGAACTCGAGAAGGCGCGTGTGGCGGCGGGCATGACGCAGAAGGCGCTGGGCGAACTGCTTGGCGTGGACGCGCTCACGGTCTCTCGCTGGGAGCGAGGCACCACTCTGCCGAACAAGTTCGTGCGCCCGAAGCTCGACGCCTGCTTTCCGGGCCTCGTGTCGCCGCGCGAGAGCAAGGCGGCCTAGTCCGATGCTCCCCGGCCGCGTCCCCGCGCGCCTGCCGCGCTGGCTCGACCGCGCCCTCTGCTTCGCCTTCGGCGTCGCGGGTGTTGCAAACGACGTCGTCGGCGCCGTCGTCGACTCGCTCCGCACCGCGCTCGGGCGCCCACCGCAGTGGGTGGCCGATGCCCAGCGCCGCACCCCGCCGTGCTCTCGCGACTGCCTCTGCGACCGCTGCGTCCACCTTGGGAGGTACACGTGACCCGCTCGTCTAGCATCATCCTCCGCATCTACCGCCGTGACCTGCTCGCCGCCGCGGCGTGCGCCAACGGTCTCGCTGTCTACGACGCGATCGCCGCGATGGCGCTGGCCCGCGGCGACGAGCGCGCGACGAAGCGCCTCCGCCTGCGCTGGACGCCGCTGCACGCGTTGTGGCTCGCGAGCGCGTACCCGAGCGACGCGCGGTGGCTCGTCGAGGAAGGGATCGTGCCCGCCGTGGCGATGTACGGCGCGCCCCTCGACGGCGCGTCCCTCGACGGCGCGTCCCTCGACGGCGCGTCCCTCCGCAACGCGTCCCTCGACGGCGCGTCCCTCCGCAACGCGTCCCTCCGCAACGCGTTCCTCGACGGCGCGTCCCTCCGCAACGCGTCCCTCGACGGCGCGTCCCTCCGCAACGCGTCCCTCGACGGCGCGTCCCTCGACGGCGCGTCCCTCCGCAACGCGTCCCTCGTCGGCGCGTCCCTCGTCGACGCGTCCCTCCGCAACGCGTTCCTCGACGGCGCGTATTGGAGCAAGTCGCGCCCCGCTCCCGACGGGTGGACCCACGACCCGCCGCGCGCAGATCGCGATTGGGTCGTCCTGCGTCGCGCCGAGCCGGCCGCGAAGGCGGCGGAGTAGAACCATGCCGAGGCATTCGACCGCGCGTGTTCCCGCTCTCCGTCGGCCGATCACGCTGGCGCAGCTGCCTGCCGCGCCCTCGCGTCCGTTGCGCGTCGAAGATGACGTGGTCGCGACGTACGAGCCGACGCGGGTCGGTCGCATCAGGAAGCTCCGTACGCCGCTCGACGCCGAGATCGTCTGGGCGGATGGACTCGTCGGCGAGGTGCCGGTCACGTACCTGCGGCTCGCGGGTGAGGCGTCGTCGTGAGCGGCCATGCACAGAAGCCTGCGCACTTCCCGTGGCTCGCGCCGTCGCTCCTCGGATGGGGCGCGGCCGTTCAGGGTGCGGCCAGCGCCGAGGACCTGGATTCGCTCGCCCTGCGCGCCGCTCTCAACTACCGACGCGGCGGCGACAAGCGGATCGTTCTCGCCCTGCGCTTCGGCATGAACGAGGCGGACGTCGGCAAGGCACTGAACGGCCACGACCGCACGCCTCGCCGCATCCTCGAGCGCCTCACCGTGCTCGAGCGCGCGACCTTCGACCGCGTGCGTGCTGAGGCCGAGCAGGCTGCGCGGAGAGCGGCGTGAACTCCGACGACATGCTCCGCGCGTTCGCGCGCTTGGTCGCGGCCGAGGTGGTTGCCATTCTGCAGCCTGCCGAGGCGAAGCCGTACACCTCCGATCCGCGCGCGCTGCACCTGCCGCCCGGGTACTCGAAGCGCCAGTGGGACGACGCCGGCCGACGCGCCGAGAGCGACCCGAAGCGCCCGCCGCTGCGCAAGGACCCGCGCGGCTACTCGTGCCCAGTCGCCACGTTCGACGCGTGGGCCGCGGCGCATGGCCGCTCGAAGGCGACCACGGCCGAGACGGATGTGCAGCGGCGCGCGCGGCAGCTCGCAAGCGTCGGTTTGCGGAGGGCTGGCTGATGCCCCCGAAGTCGACTGGGGCTGTTCGCTACTACGGCGGCCGCTGGTGCGCGCGCGTGATGCTCCCCGGTGAGCCCGAAAAGCTCGTTCCGATGGACCAGTTCCGTAGCAAGTCCCAGCGCGCTGCCGCGAAGGCGGAGGCGAAGATCATCGCCGCCGAAGCGCTCGCGATCTGGGAGTCGCAGCACGAGGTACGCGTCGAGACGGTCGCCGACTGGTCGGATCGATGGATCGAGACGAAGCGCGAGAAGAAGCAGACGTCGTGGAAAGCCGCGCGCTCTCACCTCGACGCGCACATCCTCGACGTCATCGGCCAGAAGCGCATGGCCGACGTCACCGCGCACGACTGCGAGCGCATCGTCGAGCGGCTCGATGGGCTCGTCGACGCCGAGGAGCTCAAGTGGAAGTCCGCCTCGAACATCTGGGGGACCGTCACCAAGATGTTCGACGACGCGTGCCGAGGTAAGACGCTCGACCTGCGCGCGCGTCCGCGTGAGAGCAACCCGACGCGCGACGTGCGCGGCCCCGAGCGCGGCAAGCGGACGCAGAAGGTCCACCTCTACCCGTCGGAGCTGCTCGCGCTCGTGCAGTACCTCGAGGCCGCGCTCGCGCTGGTCGCGAAGACGGGCGCGCACCTCCCCGTGACGTCTGACGCTGCCTGCGGTGGCGCGTCGCGGATCGCTGAACACCTGACGCAGGGCGCGGCTGCGCGCCTCGGGAGCGAAGGCTCATGAGCTGGGCTCGGTTCGACGACGAAGCGGGAGATCACCCGAAGGTCGCGATGGTCTCCGACGAGGCCGGATGGCTCTGGTTCCGGGCGATCCTCTGGTCGCGGAAGCACAAGACGAGCGGGTTCGTCCCCAGCGGCGCCCTGCGCGGCCTGACCAAGGCTCGGCGCCCCAACGTGCTCGCGAAGGAGCTCGTCAACGCGATCCCTCCGGGGTTCAAAGTTGGGCTCTTCGAACCGCACGAGCACGGGTTCGTCATTCACGACTTTGAGGAGTTCGGCCCGCCTGCTCGTGAGGACCCGGAAGGCACCGTCACCGCGCCGTCATCCCGGAGCGCGGCAGCGAAAAAGGCCGCAGAAGCACGCTGGTCGACCAAGCGCGACGCATCGCCGACGCATGCCGAATCGCATCCGAACGCATCGGCTGACGCATCGACATCGCATCCGCCGACGCATGCCGACGCATCGCCGACGCATGCCGAATCGCATCCACAAAATGCGATTCCCTCGCGTGCGCGCGCAGACACGCCCGCGTCTGCGCCTGCGTCTCCCGATCCCGATCCCGTAGAAGACACACTCTCCGCGCCGCATGAATCGCATCGCGCCAAGACCGCAGGCCCGAGCGCGGATCGCATCGCCGTCGTCCTCGACGAGCTCGAGGTCGGGCTCGACCTGTGGCCGCCGAGGAACGTCGCCGCCGATGCCCTGAGCGCGTGCGCCACGCGCATCGCCCGCGTGCTCGATCGCGAGCAGGTCGAGGACGAGGTCTCGGTGCGCGACGCGGTCAGCTACGCACGCTCGTACCTCGGTCGCTTCCCGAGCGCGTCGCCGGCGCAGCTGCTTGCGGAGACCGAACGCAAGGTCGGCTACATCCTGAAAGACGACCGGCCCGCGCGGCGCGTAGAACGCGACCGACGGCGCGCCGACGCCGTCCGGCCGGCCGACGACGGCAGGACGCTCGAGGAACGCGAAGCCGCTCGTGCTGCCGAAGCCGAACGCCGTCGCAAGGCCGACAAGCGCACGCCCGAGCAGCGCCGCGCCGAGCAGGACGCCTACGAAGAGCAGCAGCGTCGCGAAGCGCAGGGGGCCGCGTGAACGCGCTGGCCAAGCAGCAGCCCGGCGGCCAGAAGTGGAAGCAGATCGTGCAGGTCATCGACCTCGGCGGCCGCGTGCCCCCGCACGACCTCGGCGCCGAGGCCGCCGTGCTCGCGAGCATGCTTGCGGACGGTCGCAAGGTCGACCTCGTCGCCGACGCGCTCAAGCCCGAGCACTTCTACTCGGACGCGAATCGTCGCGTGTACGAGGCCGCGCTCGCCGTGCGCGCTCGCCGCGCGCCGGTCGACCTGAACACGGTCGCCGCGTGGCTCAAGGATCGCGAGTGGCTAGAGGCCATCGGCGGCGTGAGCTACCTCGCGAAGCTGATCGACTCGACGCCGGCCGTCGCCCACGTCGAGGAGTACGCGCGAATCATCGTCTCGAAGGCGCAGGTCCGGACGCTCATCGAGACGTGCCAGCTCGCCGCCGCTGAGGGCTTCGGCGACATCGGCGACCCTGACGAGTGGCTCTCGAGCGTCGAGTCGCGCGTGCACACGGCGACGCGCGTCGTGCGCGACGAGGACGCCGTCGAGATGCGCGACCTGGTCGCCGCCGAGGAGCGCCGGCTGGATGCCATCGAGCGCGGGGAGCTCAAGCCGGAGGGCGTCCCGTTCGGCTTCGCCGAGCTCGATCGCGTGACGGGCGGCATGCGGCCGAAGGAGGTCACCGTCATCGCAGGTCGCCCCGGCATGGGCAAGACGAGCCTCGCGACGGACATCGCCCGGCGCGTCGCCGCGACCCCGATCGACGGCGTGCAGCAGGGCGTCCTGTTCATCAGCATCGAGATGCCGCGCGAGTCGCTGACGCGGAAGATGGCCGCGCAGCGCGCGCTCGTGAACGTGAAGAAGATCATCAAGGGCGAGCTGAGCGACCACGAGCGCGACCTCGTGCGCGCCGCTCACCTGCACCTGCAGGCCCTTCCGATCATCGTCGACGACAACCCGGTCGTCTCGCCGATGCGCCTGCGCGCGCGCATCCGTCGCCTGCAGTCGAAGTTCGATCGGCCGGGCGTGCGCAAGCTCGTGCTCGTCGTCGTCGACTACATCCAGCGGGTCCGGCCCGACGAGAAGTGCCAGACGCGCGAGCAGGAAGTCGCGCGCGTAGCGACCGGCTTCGCGGAGATCGCGAAGGATACCGGCGTGCACATGATCGAGCTCGCGCAGCTCAATCGCCTCGTCGAGCAGCGTGCGGCGAAGGATGCGCTGCCGAAGCTCTCCGACCTGCGCGAGTCCGGCCAGATCGAGCAGGACGCGCACAACATCATCTTCGTGCACCGCGCCGAGTACTACCTGCCGAAGGACGCCATCCCCGCCGACGTGCGCGGCAAGGCGACCCTGCTGCTCGCGAAGCAGCGCGAAGGCGAAGCCGGATGCGAGGTCACCCTCGGCTTCCGCGGCTTCTGCACGGGCTTTCACGACGTCTGAACCACCGACCCGCCACGCCCTACCACCAGGAGAACCGATCCATGCGCAACGTCACCC